TGCGCACGCCATACGCTCGCGTCGTTTCGATGGCGAGTCGCAGCCCACCGGGGTCGGCGGTCCGGGCTGGTGCTGTCGTCTCTGAGGCGAGGGCGGCGAGATGTCCTTCGGTCACGAGTTTGTGAGCCACCCACGCATCGTCTCGCTTGCCTTGAACCCACAGGCCGAAGATGTCGAGCAGTCGGCCATCCGCACGCTGTAGCCACTCCTGAACATCGTCCTCTCGCAGCCCACCGGGGTCGGCGGTCCGGGCGGCACGGAAGGCGCGTTCGCGGTCTAGCATCTCGATGAGGTAGTGCCTCTGCCATGCGGCGGGCGACGGCTCGCCGGTTCTGAACCGTTCGCTCCACTCCTTGTCCGCGTTGCGGACGAACGCCTCACGCTCTGGGTCGCTCAGGCGTGCCTCGCGCTCCTCTGGCGTTTCCTTCGGTGTCAGCGGCTGCGGCTGGGTGCTGTCGTTCATGGCTGTGTCCCGAACATGACGATGACCAGCACGAGCAGCGCCCAGACAGCGACCGCCGTGATGACGGCGGCGATGACGAGCAGGGCATCCTGCAGGCGTGTGGGCTTGGTGCCACGCTCTTGTTCGAACGTGGTGGGAAGTCGGTCGATGACGACCGGTGGTCGCTTCTCTCCGCTGACCCAGATGCGCGTGGGCTTGGTTGGTGTAGGCATGGTGCTCTCCTTGGTGAGGGGTTGGCGAGATTGTACTACCTCATGCGTCTCGGTAGCGGGTTCTTCGGACCGATGACGTGGTCGGCATCGAACGTCCTGCCGATGCCGTCACGCCCGTCGAGGTCGACGACGAGCAGGTACTCGTCGCCGCCTGTCTCGACGCGCCGGGCGATGCCCTCGCGGATGACGCCGGGCTTCGGCTTGACGAGCACGCGCCTGCCGAGCAGCGCTTGGAATGAACCGTCGTACATGGGTCTCCTCTACAGGGTGTGGATGGGGTCGACGCTGACCTCGGTGAGGTCATCGACCTGCGTCACGACAGGCGTGGCGGCGGCGCTGCGGATGCGTCCGTCCGTGAACGGCTCACGTCCTTGGATGAGGCCACCCGGATGGCAGTCCTCGCACGGGCACCAGATGGCGGTGCCGTACGGTGCGCTGTACTCGTACAGCGTGGTGTGGGGGCAATGGGTACAGGTCACCTCCTCGGCGACCTTGCCGATGCGCTTCATACACATTCTCCTGAGTGGTCCCGACCGTACTCGCAGTCGGGTGAGTCGAGGGCATCGGCGATGTTGTCGCAACCACCGGCCCAGAAGTTGGCGGCGAGCACGAGCACCCAGCCACCGATGAACACACGCCAGTGCAGACGACGCTCGTCTGCCTTGCGCTGCTCCTCTCGCTGACGCAGGTACTCGGCTCGCTGGGCCTTGCCCTTACCCGCCACGGTGCTGGTGCTCCATGTCGACCGAGCCGCACGAGCGGCAGCGGTAGACGGCACAGATGCAGTAGCCGTAGTCGGGCAGGCACTCGGTCTTGCCCTCGACGTCCTCGCAAGCGAGGCACGTGTCGCTCGGGTACTCGCAGGTGCAGGCATCGCCCGCTCCCGCTGCCGAGTGGGTGCTGGTCGGATGACCGCACCGGCACGAGGTGGTCGCCGCCTTCGGGACGGCGGTCGCCGGGATGAACCCGAAGGGGGTGTCGGCAACGTTCATCGCGTGCCACCAAGGGCTTCGATGAGGGCGATGCGTTCGGCCTCGCTCAGGGTGAGGACGGCGTCGCCCTCGTTGACGGTGATGATGGCCCCGCCACGTGAGCGGCGGGTGACCTGCACGAGGACGTCGCTGCGTCGGGCCGTGCTGTTGTCGATGCTGACCTGCAGCACCGATGCGAGCGTGCGTCGAACCTGAGTCATGGCTGGTGTTCCTCTCACTTGGTGAAGTGGTGGCAAGGAGCGGACTAGCGCCGCCCCTTTGCCTTGGACTTCGCTGCCTCGGCGAGCGTGTCGCCGAGTGCAGCGCCGAAGGTGACGGCGAGCCGCCCCCACGGGTTGTCGTCCGACTCGCAGTCGAACGGGATGACGTTGTCCTTGCCGTACATGCCGGACTGGTTGATGCCGTCGGCGATGGCCACGGACAGGACGCGAACGCCCCGCTCTCGTGCCTCGTTGACGGCGTTGAACACGAGCGCCGTGCCGTCGTTGGCCAGCGCCTGCTGGTCGAGCGGCAGGCTGTACCACGTGTTCGGGTCACGGTCGGCCAGCCACGAGGGCAGGCCGTCGCTGATGACGATGAGCAGCGACACCTCGTCGGAGCGCGACTCCTTGCGGAGCAGGTCGACGACGTGCTTGATGGCGTAGCCGTCACCGTTCCCGCCGTCGGCCATCTTGACCATCGACGGGATGTTCTCCGCACCACGACCTGACTCGACCACCTTGTACAGGGTGATGTCCGCATCGCCGTGGAACTGGGCGGTGTGCAGCGTGACGCTGACCCGCACGGTGGGGATGGAGCGGAACGCCTCGGTCAGCGTGGCGCTGATGTCGGTGGCCCGCTCGATGCGGCGCTTGATGCCACGCGGCCAGTGCTTGTTGCCGATGGGCGTGTTCTTCCAGTACGCCCGGTCTGCCTCGGTGACCGGTCGGTCCGGCCAGTCCATCGACCCGGATGAGTCGACGAGCAGGTGGACGTTGACCTTGGTCGCACCCGGAGCACGGCGGTCGCGGAAGATGTCGGTCATCTGCGTGGCATCGTTGCGCCACACGTTCCTCGGGTCGATGCGGCCCGCCGTCTGGCGGGTCTCCCAGTTACGGCGTCCGGTGCGCTGGCGCTGGAACGCCAGTCGTACCGCCTGCACCGTCCCGGCATCGACTGCCGGGACGTAGCGGAGTGGGTTCGGGTCGACCAAGCGGTCGGCCCAGTTGAGACCGTTCGCGGTCATGCCGGTGACTCGTGCCATGTCTGTGCCTTCCTCTCAGTCCTTGCGCCAGTCAGCAGCGCTGACGGCCTTCACCTTGGCGGTACCCCACAGCCCGGTCTTGACCCGGTCGATGGAGCGCTCCTTGTAGATGACCTGCGCCATCATGTGACCGACGTTGCGGTCGTAGTAGTCCTTCGAATGGTTGAGGCCGTCGACCCCCTTCTCGATGTTGCGCGAGTCGAAGTCGAGCAACTTGTCGAAGCGGTCGGGGTCGTCCGGGTCCATCGTCGGCGGCACGTCCTGCTTGGGCTTGCCGTCATCGCCGTCGGCCTCGTCGTCCTCGTCCCACCCTTCGGGCGGGGTGTCGGATGACGTGCCGTCCTTGCCCTCACCGTCGTCGGTCGGCTCGTCGCCGCCCTCGGTCTCGGTACCCGGCTTGGTCTCGGTGCCCGGCTCGTCGCCGTCCTCGGTGTCGTCGTTACCGCCACCGGGTTCGGTCTCGTCCTCGTCGGCGTCCTCGTCCGGCTCGCCCTTGCCCCCTTCGGGGTCGGTCTCGTCGTCGTCGGCATCCTCGCCGTCGTCGCCGCCCGGGTTGGTCTCACCGTCCTCGTCCGAGTCGTCGTCGTCGAAGTCGTCCCAGTCGGGGCCGTCGTCGTCGCCCGGCTCGTCCGTGTCGTCGTCACCACCATCGGTGTCGTCGCCCGGCTCGTCGTCGGTCTCGTCGTCGTCCGCGTCCTCGTCCTCGTCGTCCTCGTCGAAGTCGGTGCCGGGATTGACCGGGGCCTCAGGCTCCGGCTCGTCGTCGACCTCGTCCTCGTCGATGTCCTCACGCTCGGGTGAGCGCAAGCGGTCGAGACCCTCGGCGATGCTGGCGAGCATCGCATCGGTGTCACCCTCGGCGATGTCTCCGTAGGCCGTGGCCCACGATTGCCACCACGCCCGCTCGGTTCGGGTCACGGCGTCCTTGGCCCACACCGCGCACCACGGGTAGCGGGTGGCGAAGGACACGAAGTTCATCCGGTTGGTCAGCCCCTGCATGGTCTGCTCGGCGTCCCAGCGGACGTGCTTGCCGACCATGCCGGTGTTGAGCGCGACCCAGTGGAGCATCGTCGGGAACACGTCCCGGGCGATGGGGAAGCGCTGCGCCTGACGCCGCTCCAAGCGCACGTCGTCGGCGATGTTGAGCAGGGAGTAGGCGAGCGCGTCGTAGCGCTTGCGCTGCTTCCAGCCATTGGCTGCCGTGCCCCGCTCGATGTCGCCGGGCTTGCCGTACACCGCTTCGAAGGCGGGCAGGTTCGGGAACGTGTCGAGCGTGTGCCCGACCTCGTGGAACACGAGGCCGGTCATCACCGTGCAGGCCGTGCTGATGCGGATGCTCTTGTCGAACACCGGCTTCCACGTGATGTTGATGTGCTTGGTGCCCGGCGTGGTGCTTGCGCCCACGTTCGGGTCGAGGCTCACGACGTAGCGGTCACCGGTGTTCGGGTCACGCATCACGTCAACGACCGACTGCACGGCGTCAAGCACCTCGACGAGGTGTTCACGCATGCTGTCGTCCTTCATCAGGCGGGCGACTTGCCCGCGCTTGACCCTCGCCTTGCCGAAGGTCTGGTCAAAGATGGTCAGGGACATTCGGGGTGCTCTCCTTGGTGAAGGGGCAACGAGGGGCAGGCGTGCCGCCTACCCCTCGTTGATGGCCTCGGTGTCGACGTCGAGCAGGTCGTTGGCGACCGGCGGGAAGTGTGAGTCGAGGATGTTGATGAGCGCCTTGCGGTCACCCGGGTCGAACTGTGCGGCGAAGCACGACAGCAGCGCTGCACGCGGGTCGGTGCCGGAGCGCACGATGCGCCGGGCCGTGTCGACCAGCATGCGGGTGCTGATGCCGACGCTCGACGGGAACTGCGACAGGTCGTCCTTGATGGCACGCTGCTGCTGGGCCAGTGCGACGAACCGCGCAGCGATGTCCGCGCCGATGCCGGTCAGGTCGACGACCACTTCGGTCTCGACCTTGGTCGGCGGGTAGTCGAGCAGGATGCCCGACGAGAAGCGCTGCGTGACCGCAGCGTCGAACGGCACGGTGCCGACGTACTCGGCACCCTTGTTGGCCGTGACCACGACGAGCATGCCCTTGGGCTTGCGCAGGGTCACGTGGGCGTCGGCCACGTAGTGCGTGCCGGTCTCGTCGAGCAGGCCGAGCGCCGCGTTGAGCGCGGCGGGAGTCTCGGACCGGTTGGCCTCGTCGAGGAGCACGACGCACTCGATGCCGTCGCGCAGGGCCGTCCCGAAGGGCGACCACTGGTAGGCCCACGTCTTCGTGTTGGGGTCCTGACGCAGCGCGCCGAACCAGTCGTCCGCCGTGCGGATGCCGCCACCGTCCACCTTGATGAACGGCAGGCCGACCGACGCGGCGAACGCCTTGACGAGGAGCGTCTTGGCCGTGCCTGACGGCCCAGTGATGACGACCGACACGTTCTGCCCGGCGCGGACACCGGCCAGCGCATCTTCCAGCGTGGCGTGGTCCTCGACCGGGGTGACGACCGGACCGATGTGGACGTACTCGGCACCGTCGTAGCGCTTGTGCTTGACGGTGACCCTCGGGTCAGGTGCCGGGATGACCGACGACATGACCGGCTGCGGTGTGACCGCAACCTCGACGGTCGGCTCCGGCGTGACCGGGGCGACCGGGGCGACTACCGCCGGAGCGGCAGGCGCTGCGACCGTCGGGATGCTGCGCTTGACGCTGGGCTTGGCCGCACGCGGTGCGTTGGGGGCCGTGCTCACGACGCGGTACTCCTTGGTGCGCCAGTACTTCTCGACCTTCTGGGTCGAGCCGACCGCCGCCAGCCATGCGTTGACGTACGGCACGGTCAGCGAGTCGAGGTTGCGCAGGTTGACGTCCGCCGTGCCGTCGTTGCGCATGTTGGCGAGGTAGCCGACGGTCCCCTGCAGGCCGATGTAGTGCTCGGTCGCCTTGCAGTACGGCCCGTAGGGGATGACCGCACTCCCGGCCAGTGCCGGGACGTTGATGTTCGCCACGTTGGTGCTCTCCTTGGTGAAGGGGATGTGGTGTGAATGATACGCCATTGTGGCGCACCGTGTCGGCCCTACGTGGTGCGAAGGGCCGAAGGCGGTGGGTCGAATGGGGCTACTTCAGGTGGATGAGGCGGGTGCCCCGCGTGCCGGGGACCTTGACGCCCTGTGCGGGCTTGCCGCAGATGGAGCAGGTGGCACGCTGGCCGGGCCGCACGCTGATGCGTACGACCCGGTGCGCGTCGACCGGTCCCCTCACTTGACCGTCCCGGCGTAGCCGTCCTTGATGACCTTGCGGATGGCCCGCGACTGGTCCTCGGTGAGGTCTACGTGGTCGAGCAGGTACTGGGCGCTGGCGAACGCCTTCTGGTAGATGGCGTCGAGGCGCAGCGCATCGCGCCGGGCCTTGATGTCCTCGACCATCTGGTTGGCCGTGAGCACCGCGTGGAACGGCTCGTAGTCGAGCGTCCGGGTGTAGCGGGCGTTGCGGGCGGTGCGCTCGTCGAGCGCCTTGTGCTTGGCGCAGCGGCGCTCCGGGTACTGCCCGAAGACGGGCGTGCCGTCGTCCTTGCGGTAGACGACCTTGACGTACTCGGCGGCGTCGCTGCACGACATCCACGTCCGGCCTGAGCGCGGCGTGAAGGTGCAGCCGATGCTGTGCTCGATGCGCCGGGTCTCGTCGCGCTCCAGCGCGATGCCGTACTTGCGTTCGGCGTTCTGGACGAGGCCCGCCGACATCCCGATGGACGGGTACTTGGTGGTCGATGCCACGGTGTCTTCTCCTTGGTGGGTGCTACTCGGACTGCGGCCTGCCGACGCGCCACGACGTCGGGACTGCTGTGCTCTCTTGGCGAGGAGCGGCGTGACCTTTCAGGTCGCTGGTCCGGGGGTGCTAGGTCGCACCGTGCGTGCCCTGAACGCGTCAGGGCACGAGGCGGTGGGGTCTAGTCGTTGCTGGCGATGGGGCCGACGCACGGGCAACCGACGATGCGGTGCGAGCGGCAGGGACCGTCGCTGACGTAGCGGACGACCGGGGTGACCGGGGCGAGGTCGAGACCCTTGGCGACCATCGCCGTGTAGTCGGCGGTGCCCGTCCAGTCGGTCTCGTGGACCCACGACTCCCACGCCGCGTCGTCGATGGCGGCGAGCGCGTCGTCGCAGCCTGAACACCCGGCGCACACCGCCGGGTCCTTGGGGTACTGGGCCATGCGGGGTGGCTCCTTCCTTGGTGTGAGTGCAAGCGCACTGGTCCGGCCCTCTCTCGGGGCCGGACCGGTGGGCGTGACCTCTAGCGGTGACGGATGCTGATGGTGTTCAGGAACGACTCGGGGACGCGGTACGAGGGGACGTTGTAGCGTCCCGTCGTGCCGTCCCAGTGGTAGACGACCTCGCGGATGAGGTCGATGCTGAACGTGACGACCGCTGTCGCTCGGTTCAGGCGGCGGCGGACGAGGGTCTCGACCTCATGCGAGGTGCGGCCCGACTCGGTCGTCTGGACCGGGTTGCCGTTGATGGTGTAGTCGACGATGAACGTGCCGTAGTCGGTCACGGTGTCTTCTCCCTTGGTGTTCGTGCTTGGTCGCACGGCAGGGTACTGAGCGTGATGTGCTGTGCGTCACTCGCCCCCGGCCCTCAGTCTCAGTCGCCTCAGACACGCCCTGTCTGCCCTGTTCGGGGCTGGCGCGGCATCTTGGTTCAGTCGAGACATGGGGTTGTCGGTCGGCCCGGGCGTCGCTCCCGGTCCTCTCAGGACCCTGCCGTGAGTCCAAGCGGACTCACTCCCGGCTGGCTGCATCGCTGCGAGCGGGCCGGGTTCAGGTGTTGCGGTGTGGCGCTCGTCGACTCCCGACGTCCACGCTCATGGCCCGGTGGGCCGTACGTGGGGGGTGGTCGTTGTTCGCGTTGTCGGTGTCAGGCCGTACTTGCCACCGTGGTGGACGCCGGGGGGACCCGGTCCGCTGTCCCGCGAGTGTGGTTCCCCCGGTCCTTGGCCCTACTTCCCCCGTCCTCGCGGTCGGTCTCGATGCTTGCGCACCGTGCCGTGCCGTCCGTTCGGGCTACCTGAGCCGTACCCGGGCTACCTGCCCACTCGCCGTGAGCCTGACTTGCCGTTGGTGCGGGCCTCTCGGCCTGCGGTGCCCGCTTGGTGTCGGGCGTTCTGTTCGCGTTCGTTGGTCGGGGGGCCTGTTCTCACGCTCTCTGCCGAGTGTTCGGTCCGGCTTGCTCGGGGGCCTGTTGGCCGCTGCGGCTTCCGGACTTGCAGTCCAAGGGGAGGGGCTGTGAGACCCCGGTCTGTGGGCCGCTCCCGACGTCCGGCGAACCGGGGGGTGGCGGCTGATGTGGGAACAATACGGTGGTGGCGTGAAGTGTGTCAAACGCCTCGTGACTGAGCACGGATGTGGCGTGGTGTGGGGCGATGGTGGTGCGTTCTGTCACCACTTCCTGTCACCGAGCGTGAGCCGAACGGCGCGGGGCGTGGGGGCTGCGTTGGTCCCACGCCTGCCCGATGTGGGGGCAACGGGCGTGGGGGCAACGGGCCGAGACCGCTGCTCGTGTCTGCCGACCACGCGGGACCGGGGCAGGGGGGGGGTGGGTCGTGCTCGCAGCCAGAGTCGGGTTCCGATAATGAGGGTTATGTCCGTGCTGCCGGGCGAGGGCCGGTCTGTATAGGTAGACCCTGCCTCGTCCTCGTGTATACGGCCCGCGCCCCCCACGCTTGCCGACGGGTCGAAGACCCCTCCCCCCGGCGGTTTCGTGCGCTCCCGGCTGCGCAGGGGGATGAGGTCCCCGGGAAACGCACAGGGGGTCTGGGTCGGGGGCCAGAAAGGCGACAGATAAGGTGACAGAACGTGCGTTCTAATCAACCCGACACGAAGGCGACACCGAAGGCGACATAAGGCGACATCCACGCTCAACGTAAGGCGACACGGCCCCCAGACGCGAGAAAGGCGACAGACCTCCGTACCCCTAGGTACGGAGTCTGTCGCCTTTCGCTGGCCCCGAGCCTCGGTCAGTCGATGCGGTCGACCGGGTCCGACATCACCGCATCGAGGTCGAGCAACCCCTCGGGAGTACCACCCGGCGGGTAGTACCGCGCTTCGTCCTTCGGACCCTTTCCACCACCGACCTGCTCGACCTTGCCCGCACTGCGTAGCCCGCGCAGGCGAGCGCCGACGGTGTCGCGAGCGATACCCGTCTCGCGAGCGATGATGTTGGCGGTCACCCCCGGGTAGGCGGCGACGATGGACTCGATGGTCTTGACCGCCGCCACCTGCGGTACGCCCGTCGAGAACAGTCCGGTCGTCGGGTCGTAGCCCCACGCCGACTTCCACGACGAGTCGCCGCGCGTCTCGACGAAGACCTTGCCCTCGGCAGGGAGCACCTGCGCCAGCGCGTCGTCATCGAAGTCGAGGTCGGCGACGTGCTTGTCCTTCGACCGTCGCCACGTGATGGTCGAGTCGACGGCCCCGTAGGTCGCACCGGACCCGGCCATCTCCAGCCCCGAGTCGCCCTCTGCCGACTTCCTGAGGTGATGCACCAAGACGATGGACAGCCAGCCGAACTCGTTGAGCAAGCGGCGCATCCACTGCTTGACCTCGCCCATGACCTGCGCATCGTTCTCGCTCCACTTCGCCCCAGCCGGGAAGAAGTCACGGAGCGGGTCCATCGCCATGAGCACGCGCAACGGCTTGCCGTACAACTCGGCCAGTGGGGCGAAGCGCTCCTCGACGAGGAGCAAGCCCGAGCGCATGCGTTCGAACCCGCGCCTATCCAAGCGCACCTCCTGCAGGTACGCGGCCATGAACCGCCCTGCGGCATCGGGGTACAGCCCGGTGTACGTGGTCAGGCGCTCGCGCATCTCGTAGCGCGACCCTTCCTCGGTCACGTACACGAACACCGGGTAGGCGTCCTGCAGCGCGACCTTGCCGAGGAACGGCTGGTGCGCGGCGTAGGCGAAGCCCGCCTGCAGCAACGCCAAGGACTTCATGCTCTTGGGATGCCCCGCCACGATGGTCAGCCCGTTGTTGACGATGAACCTATCGACGAGGTACGGGTCGAGACGGACTTCGTTGAGCAGGGCCATGAGCGTCCCGATGTCCGAGAACAGCGGACCAGCCGGTGGGGCGATGACGTCGTCGAGTTCCAGCGGGTCGACCGGGAACTTGGTGACGTCGCCGATGGCCCGGGCCACTTCCAAGCGTGGGTCCAACGGGGGCAGGTACGGCTCGCAGTTCGCTTCGTACCACGCGTACACCGCGCCGAACAGCGCCTCGCCCGTGACCCCCGTGGCCCGGTAGATGAAGTGCGCCTTGTCGCGGATGGCATCGTGGCGCATGCCCTCGCCGACGACGGTGACTTCGGCGAGGGCGCGGTGCGCCGCCTCGCGCGCCGGGTTGGCCTCGATGGCCGCACGCGCCCACGCGATGGGCAGGCTCGCGATGTCCTCGTCGAGGAGCACCGAGTACGGGTGCTCCGAGCCGTTCGACAGCACCGACCCGGGTCCGACGACGTAGCCCTGTCCGACATCGCCGAATGGCCAGCGCGTGACGATGCGCTTGAACATCGGGCCGCGCGGGCGCGGGACGGTGTCCGGCCAGCGGTAGAACACGTGCTTGCCGTGCGGACTCTTGTGGGCGCGCGTCGGGGGCAGCGGGCCGAGCGTCGCGGTCTGGTCGGCGAGGAAGATGGGCACGTCCTTGTCGACGTCCCAACAGAAGCACCCGGGCGGCGGCAGGATGCCGTAGTTGCGCGTGCCCGGGTTGCGCAGGAAGACCGCCGGGTCGTTGTGGACGGCCTGCTCCCAGCGGTCGGTCGAGGGGGCCTTGCCCCCGGTCTTGACCGGCAGGATGGTGAAGCCCAGTGCCTGCAACGCGAGGGCTTGGGTCACGACCTCAGGGGTTCCCTCCCCTACGGGGAGGAAACCCTCTGCGGAAACCCCATCGCTGTCAGTGGGATTGTTCGGGTTTCCCCCCTCGGATGTGGGGGCAACGACGGCAGATGTGGGGGCAACCTCGGATGTGGGAGCAAAGCGCGCGACTGCCTCGGCGTCCGAGTCCGGGTCGGGCTGGGGTTCGTCGAGGTCCCTGACCCTCACCGCCCGACGACCCGGCGCAGCAGGTACTGCGCATCGGTCAGCACGGCGGCGGTCGTGTCGACGCTATCCAGCCCGAGGTGCAGGTAGTGCAGCCGGATGGCCACGTCCATCTGCTTGATGGCCATGCACCGTCGACAGTTGTCGCGCTTGCGCTGCACGCCGGTGGTGATGACCGCGCCGGGCTGCGTGACGTCGTGGCCTCGGGAACATCGTCCATCGCGAAACATGGGTGCTATCCTTCGTGACTGGTGCTTCCAGCACCTTGGTGACAACGAAGCCCCGGTGCCCGCTTACGCGAGCGGCCCGGGGCTTCGTTGTCTTCTGCGTGCTGGCTAGAAGGGCAGGTCGTCCGTCTCGGCCTCGGCGGTCGGGACAGGGGCGGGGACCTCGGATGCGGCGACGGTAGCGGGACCGGCGACCGGACCCTGCGCCCGGCGGACCGGGAGCGGGGACAGGCTGTCGACCCGGTTGTAGCCGTCGTCGTTGATGCTGACGAGGGCGAAGCACTGGCGACCGATGAGGTCGCTGGCTTCGACGGTCAGGTGCTCCGCGCGCGGGACGCCGAGGGCGACGAGCGCCTTGAAGAAGTTCGACTTCTCGGACGTCGGGTCGCGGCGGGTGAGGTAGTCGAGCGGTTCGCCGTCTTCGGTGTCGAGGTCCCAGCGGAAGACGTTGACTTCCTTGCCAGCGTCGCGCCCCATCTTGGGCGTGATGACGTCGGCGTTGATGGCCCGGACGGTGACGACATAGGTACCGGGTGCAATCTCGGTACGCGGCTCGGCTTCAGCGAGAGGCATCGGGTGAGTCCTTTCAGGACAGGGGAAGATGCGGTGGGTCGAAGTGGGGTGCGAGCATGGTGATAGGCTCTAGGCGCTTCTCCTTGGTGTGGCCCACCACTATACAGGACCGCTCGCTTGACTGTCATGGAACCTAGCAAGGCCCCGCGCCCGCCCGGGGTCCGGGGTGTGCAGCCCAAGCGCTGCAAGGTCTGCGCCCGTCCGGCGGTCGGCGGACTGGTCGACAAGGCCATCGAGCAGGGCGAGAGCGACAACACCATCTTCGCCCTCCTGCTGCGCGCCGGGCTGACCCGCACCGATGGACCGTTCCCGCCCGGCGTCATCGCGTGGCACCGGATGGGCGGGGAGTGGTGCGAGGCGGGCAAGAAGAACATCGAGGGCACGGCGGCGGCGCGCGAGGTGGTCGTCGTGCCCGACCTCGCGACCTTGGTCAGGGACAAGGCCGTCAAGATGGTGCAGCAGGGGAAACTGAAGCCGACCCTGCAGCATGGCCTCATGGCGCAGGCGCTCCTCGACAAGCGGGTCGAGCGCGCCGCTGACCGGCAACTGGCCCTGACCGTGGCCGGGATGCTGGCGGGGACGCCTGCGCCGAACCGGGTCATCGTCGTCGGTCCGGCGCGCGACGACGATGACGACCCGCTGCTCTTGGAAGACCCGGACGACCTTGGCTTCCCAGACTGACATCCTGACCGTCCTCGGGGAGTGTCGCTGGGACATCCCGAGGTTCAGTCGCGACGTGCTCGGCATCAAGCCCCACCCCGGGCAGGTCGACATGTTCGACATCGCCATCAGCCGGACCGAAGACGGCTACACCCCGGCCTACCTGACCATCGCCTGCAGTGCGGGCAACCGTGCCGGGAAGACCTTGGGCCTCGCCGTGTTGGTCGCGCACTCGACGTTCTACAAGATGGGCCTGCGGCCACCCGACACGAACGACCCGTCGGACCTGCGCCGCTGGAGCACCGCGCCGTACGACTGGTACCACTTCGCCATGCAGCAGGACACCAGCGAACTGCTGCACATGGAACTGGCCCGGGTGATGCTCGGCATCCACGAGGCACAGCGCGGTGGCGGCTGTCCGCTGACCGAGTCGCTGGGCATGGACATCGCCGAGTGGGATAGGAAGGAACGAGGGGACTGGGCGTGGTTCCGCTGGAACGACCTGTTCGGTGGCGGCGAGGTCCACTTCCGCACGACCGGCGAGAAGGCGTTGGGCACCCTCGGTCGGGACATGCATGGCTGGTCGTGGGACGAAGCCGCGTTCGACCCGAACCTCGTGTTCATCTTCGACGAGGTGCTGAACCTGCGGCGCATGAGCACCGGCGGGCAGGCCATCCTCATCGGCACGGCGACCGAGGGTTCGCACCAGTACGAAGACCTGTGGACGCGCGGCGACCCGCTGGCCCCCGACCGCCAGCCGGACTCCATGTCGATGCGCATGAGCACGCGCCAGAACATCGGGTTCGGCATCAGCCAGAAGATGTTCGACCGGATGCTGGCCACCGTACCGCCGACCTTGGTCCCACAGAACATCGACGGCTACTTCATCGAGGCCCGCGCCCAGTACTTCGCCAGCAGTGCGGTCAACCAGACCTTCGACCGGGGGCTGGCCCTCAACCTCCCGGCCAAGACCCCGGCCTCGCCGTCGCGCGTGTACGCGCATGGACTGGACCCGGCCATCACCTACGACTCGACGTGGAGCGTGGTGCTTGATGTCACCGACCCGGCCCAGTGGGTCGGCGTCTTCGCGGCCAAGCGCTCGGGACGCCAGACCGCCGAGTCCATCGTCGGGCTGGCCTACGACATCCATGCCGAGTACGGGCAGTTCGGACGGCTGACCTCGGGCATCGACGCGACCGGGTTCGGCGGCAAGGTGTTCCGGTCACTGCTGACCGGGGCGGGCGTGCCCGCATCGCCGGTCGAGTTCGGTGGCCGGGCGACGACCAAGCAGCGCCTCCTCGCCAACCTGCGCTCGGCGCTGGAGACCGGGCGCATCGTCCTGCCCAAGGAGGGCGTGTGGCTGGAACTCCGTCGCCAGTTGCTGACCTACAAGTTGAAGGACAGGTCGCTCCAGACCGATGCAGTCATGGCCCTCGTCGTGGCTGTTCGCATGGCATTGCGCCAAGTCAGCCCAGATGGTGTCGCGGGCAAGTTCGACTACTTCGGTGCGGAAGCCTTGCCATTGCCCCCACGGACTGGAGTAGACTCCGCTGCTGAAGGGAAGCCACACCGCTACGTCGATGACCGTGTTGTCCGTCTCAATACGCTCCCGACCGCGTCTGTCGCCTCGCTGAGTTCCCTCTTCAAGAGGTAGAGCCGGATGGCGGTCGCGCGACTCGACATCAACCGGGCCTATTCGCTGGCTGCGGTCTCGGACTCCATGTCCGAGGAAGACATCGAGTACTTCCAGCGGATGCGCTGGCGGCTCCTCCAACTGGAACCCGAGCAGACGCGCTTCGCGATGCTGGCCGACCGCTGGGACAACCTGTACTACCCGAACGACCTGACCAAGGGTGGCCCGTCGCACTGGGCCGACCATCCATCGGCGTCGCTCCCCGGTCGCGCCCACGTGTCGGTCAACTCGTACCCGTCGTACGTCGACATCCCGGCGGCGATGCAGGCGGTCCCGCCCATCGAGAACTTCGTCAGCGCCGAGGACGACGCCGCGCGCATGTTGGCCTCACTCGCCGAGCGCGCCTACCGGTCGTGGCTGGAGGACGAGGCGTTCAACGCCAAGGTCCACAAGGCGTGTGTGGTCAAGGGCCTGTACGGCAAGACGGCCCTGAAGGTCTGGTGGAACGAGACCCTTGACCGGGTGTCGACCACGGTCGTCGAGCAGCCGAGGAACCTGCGCATCGGGTACGCCTCGTCGGACTACACCAAGCCCGCGTGGGCGACCTACGTCTACCGCATCTCGCCCGAGACCGCCGAGGAGGAGTGGGGCCTCAACGTGGCGGTCGGGCGTGACCCCAACACCGGCGACTACTACCCGTACATCATCGGCGACGCCTCGACGTTGAGCGCACGCTCGTGGCTCCAGTCGCCGAGCGAGTTGTCGATGGAGGTCTACGACTACTGGTACCGCGAGCGTGCCGAGGGGGTCGTGGTCGAACTCGGCAAGCCGGTCAAGTACGAGACGTGGAACGCCATCTTCATCGGCAATGCGCTGGTCAAGCGCAAGCGCCACCCGGAATACAACGGTCGCCTGCCGTACCTGCCCCTGTTCAACACGTATATCCCGGGCGTGCCCGATGGGCGCAGCGAGTTCTACGACATCGAGCAGTTGGTGCGCGAGAAGGACGAGCGCATGACCGAGGCGGCACAGATGATGTCGCGGGCCATCAACGGCCAGATGTGGCAGTTGGTCGGACCCGAGTCGCCGGATGTCGTGCCCGCGTCGGCGATGCCCCAGCCCAACCGGGTGGTCGGCCCCGGTGCGGGCAACCGCATCGAGAAGGTCGAGCCGTGGATGCCCGCCTTCCAAGTCGAGACCCATCTCGCGCGTATCGACCGGGAACTGGCGGACGTGAGCGGGCTATCGGACCTCCTCCGAGGGCTAGCCTCGTCCGCCGTTCTCTCCTCGTCGAAGGCCATCAGTGCGCTCATCGCCAACTACGAGGCGCGCATCTCGATGAAGCGCGACCTGCTGTACGACTGGCGGCGTGAGGCCATCGACCTCGTGTTCGAAGTGTGGGCTAGCAAGAACAGTGAACTTCGGCCCATCCTGCGCTCCGGTTTCCGCCACGAGATTCTGCCGCCGAGCCTGACCCCGCGTGACGACATGGAGGCGGCGCAGATGGCGCTCAACCTGTCGAGCGGCAAGTTGTGGTCACAGGTCCGGGCGATGGACCGGGTCGGGGTCGACGACCCCGAGGCCGAGCAGGACGCCATCCGCACCGAGCGCACCGACGCGACCCTGTTCCCTGCCGACGTGCAGGTGCAGGCGGCGCTGCTGGCGACGCTCGCCCAGACGAAGGCGATGCAGGCGCAGATGGCCGCACCGCCCGGTGGAGAGCCGCCGCCCGGAAGCACTCCTCCGGGCGGTGGCCCCCCGCCACAGGAAGAGGCGCAGATGCAGGCGATGGCCGGGCTGATGGCGCAGGGTGGCGGGCAGCAGGCGATGAACGGGATGCAGGGGCCGGAGGAGCAGCCGCTCGGCGGACCGCCACCGGCCAACACGCCGGAGGGCGCGGCGATGGCCACCCCGTCGCAGTTGCTCGGCCAGTTCCAGATTCAGGAAGGCGAGGCGTCCAACCGCCTGCTCGGGCAGCAGACCCTCCAGAAGACCGAAGAGGAAACCTAACCGATGGCCCGACGTGGTCGGTTCGGTCGGCTGCCACGGTCAGCGCCGGACCTCAGTTCGACCCTCGTTGCCATCCTGCGCGAGTACCAAGCGCAGCGTGACCGCAACATCCAAGAGGCGTGGGAGAAAGGCGGGGACTTCGAAGGTCACAAGGTGACCGACGACATGATTCTGGCCCACTGGAAGGACCGCCGCGACACCGTCTCCAAGGACGACCCGCTGTACGACACCTACCAGCAGAGCGTCCAGAACATGGAGTTCGGCATCGACAACTCCAAGCAGGAGTTGCGCTACGCGCAGGGCAAGGTCAACGACGGCGCGATGGCTGCCTACTACCGGGGCTGGGCGACCAAGTACCCGGTCGACTCCGAGGCGTACCGGCGGATGATGATGCTCGCCGCCCAGTACACCGAGCGCTCCAAGGCGATGCGCTCGGCGGGTCGTCGTGGTGCGAGCCACGCGGTCTACGGCGGCAATGTCGAGGCGGCGCAGAAGAAGACCGTCGCGTACAAGACCATCCGCGACGTGCTGACCACGATGGCCCTCAACCGGGGCATCCTCAACACGAGCGAGGAAGACCTGCTCGACATGCGCGCCTACGAAGGCGAGATGGGCGACTCGCGCGAGTTCATGGGTCTCATCAACGAACTGGCCACCAGCCAAGCGCCCGAGATGGTCAGCGCCCGCGAGCAGTTGACCGCGTACATCCGGCAGTACGGCAACCCGAACTTCAACGGGGACTTCTCGTACGAGTCGTGGATGGCCATGCGGCCCGATGCCAAGGCCGGGCTGTCGTCGGTGCTGCGCCTCGCCCAGCAGTCCGGGCTGAAGGGCGACACGACCAAGGCCCTGAAGGAACTGACCGAGTTCTCGACCGAGGGCCTGCGCTTCGGCCTCATCGACGAGGTCGCCGCCTACGAGGAGTACAGGCGCGGCTGGGACACCATCATGGCCGACCCGGCGACGTCGGTCATCGAGAAGTGGGAGGCGACCAACCAGTACCGCAACCAACTCAACGCGCTGATGGGCCGGGTGACTGCCGAGCGCGGTGGCGACATCACCCTCGGGTCGACCGTCGAGGGCCACCTGTACTCCGAACTGCAGGCGCTCAACGGGGAGCGGGTCAACAAGCCGACCCTCTGGGACGACAGCCGGGGAGCGGTCGCTGCGGCCAAGTCCGACCCGACCAAGTCCGATGCCTACACGACGGCGGACTCCATCGAGCGGATGTACGGCGACCTCCAGAAGTTGATGACCGGCGAGTACGTGTCGGTCATGGTCGACGGGAACAACAGCCCGACCATCGCCGGGGGCGGCTCGATGGGCGTCGTGCCGAGGGCGTCGCTCGGCGAGGGCACGGCGTACATCGCCGGGACGATGGGGGTCAAGACGGTCAACATCCCGAACGCCGACGGAACGGTGTCGAACGTCGGGACCGACACGATGCTGACCGCCATCGTCGGGGCACCGGTCATGTCGCAGGCGGCGCGAGTCGATGAGAACGGACGACCCATCCCGGGGTCGGCTGGGTCAGTCGAAGCCGCCGCCGGGACGACCGACGTGGTCGCGTGGAAGTTGACCATGCCCGATGGCTCCGAGGGCTGGAAGTACCTTGATGCCACGGGCGAGCCGCGCTACTCCTCGGTGGCCCCCTACGGCGAGGGCGTCAACGTCTTCGAACGGCCCGACGGGACGACCATCCTGACGATGCTGGTCCCCGAGGGTGCGGCGACCTACACCCCGGCGGGTGGGCTGAACCCGGCCTACCTCGGGCTGGCCGACAGCCTGACCGACACGGTCTTCAAGTCGACGATGGCGATGTGGATGTCGAGTGCGGCCAAGCAGAGCAAGGGCCTGCCCAGCCTGAGCAACGACTCCGTGCGGGCAAGCGTGTACGCCGAGACGGGGGGCGACCCGGGCCGCTACGCGGCAGCCCTCACCGAGGTCGACCTGATGAAGGCCGAGTACATCCAAGAGCGACCGAACGCCGCCGCCATCTACGGCTCCATCGCCGACCGGACCGAGTTCGACGAGACGTTCGGTGCGGTCCTCGGGCCAGCCGAGCGCGCGGCAGCGGGCCGGTTGTGGGCCGAAGGTCGGCGCGCGAACGTGCTGGCCAACACGCCGCAGGCCATCGCCGAGCGGACCGGACGCCGCATCGCCGAGGGCGTCTACGTGCTGCCCAACGGGCAGACGACGTACATCACCCCGCAGAAGGCCATCGCCAACATCGTGGCTCCCCCGGCGCGCGACGACTGGTACGTCCCGGGCGGGCCGTCCGAGGCGACGTCGGCCAACGCCCGGGCGCTGATGGACTTCATCCGCCAGCAGGGCAGTGACGTGACGACCGGCATCTTGGGGCGACCGCCGGTGTCCGCCGCCCAGCGCCCACCGTGGGCGGCACCCGGCGCGACGCCGTTCTTCAAGCCACGGGCACCGAACCCGTACGTGGCACCAAGCAGGCCACCGACGCCGACACCCGGACTGCCGACGCCCGAGTTCACCGTGCCGCCGCCGCCCATCCCGAACGTCCAGCCGGGCATGTCCTCGTCCATCTTCCGGCCCACCCCGCCGCCGCCACCGCCGGTCGTGACGCTGCCGCGCATCGGCGGCAAGTAACGTGGCCAACTACTACACGCCGGGTAGCGGTGGTGGGAAGTACACGCCGTCCGAGGACTTCTACAACCGCAACGGGTCGTACGGCAGTGACCCCAACCCGGACCGTCCGTGGCAAGACCTCGGCAAGTCGACCATCAGCCTGCTCGGGACGCCCGCCGTCCAGCAGGACCCGGCGCTGACGGCGTTCAAGCAGCAGGCCCCGCATCCGCTCGATGCGCTGGGCATCGGCAAGGTGCCCATCCTCGGTGGCCTGCTGAAGGGCGCGACCGACATCATCAGCAAGGTCCCCAACGTCATGCCCTTCATGGCCGGGGCGCAACTCGCCCAGCGTGGGCTGGCCGCAGCGGCGTGGGAGCAAGGCAAGGGCACGCCCCAAGGGGCCGCGCTCCAGCAGCAGATTGACTCGGGCTGGGTCGGGGCGGGCGAAGCACAGGCCCAGTACCTGCGCTCGTGGTGGAAGGACAACTCGCCGCTGCCGCTGCTGGCTGACTACGTCGTGCCCCACGACACGCTCGGCGGGCAGGTCTTCCAGTCGCTGGGCGTGCTCAGTCTCGGGCAGATGGCGCTGCAGCGGACGCTGGTCCCGGGCGGTCCCCGGTTGCGCGAACTGGTCGAGGCCAGCGACGAGGTGCTGGAGAACAACCCCGACCTCATCCGCATCCGTGACGAGTACAAGGCCGGGACCCTCACCGAGGACCAGACCTACGACCAACTGTGGGAGGCGGGCTTCCTGCTGTCGAACCCGATGGGCCAAGACCTGTTCGGGCGGATGGCTTCACTCGGGCAGGAGATTGTCACCGACCCGGTCAACCTGCTGTCGGGCGGGACGGCGCTGCTCGCCCGCCAGACGACCCGGGCCGCTGCCCGGCTGGCGGCGAACCTCGCCAAGGAGGTGGGGCCGGACGCGCTGGAGCCGCTGCTGACGTCGTACGCCGCACGGACCGGACGGTCGCTCGATGCCAACCTCGGGCAGGAGTTCATCGACGAGGTGCTGTCCAACCCGGCGACCACGCAGCAGGCGCAGCGTGCCATCAACGGACTGAGCAAGCAGCAGCGCTTCTGGGCGGGCCAGACCGGTGGGGTCATGGGCCAGACCATCGTCAAGTACGGGCGCTACGCCGAGCGGGTGCTCGACCCGTTCACCCTGTTCGGTGGCGGCGACGCTGCTCGCGGCTCGGCCCAGATGGTCGCGCGTGCGGCGGCAGAGGGCAGCATGGAGACGTACGGGGTCGGGACCGTGCGCGCCGCCCAGACCACCATCGCGCGTGTCGCGGGCGTGCAGGCGCGCGAGCAGTTCGACCACTTCTACGGCAGCGCCATGCAGCAGACCGTGGCGATGGTCGGGTCCGAGGGCCATGCCCAGAAGATGCTGGCGACGATGGCCTTCGATGCCGCCGACAACCCGGCTGACCTCGCCCTGCAGGCGACCCGGATGTACGGCTCGGACATCCGGCGCTACGTGCGCGACAAGGGCGAGACGGTCATGTACCGGGTCATCCCCAAGGCGGGCGAGACGATGGAGCAGGCGATGGACGCCGCTCGCGGTCGAGCCACCCAGCAGTTGCGCACGATGCTGAACATCAGCGACACGCAGGCCCGGTCCATCATGCAGGGGCAGGGCGAGCAGTTCATCTCACTGGTCGATTACGCCCACTTCGGGCACGCCGTGCGTTCGTTCCTGCTGGCCAAGCGAGCCGCCGGCGCGACGGTCGACGAGGTCACCTTCCTCGGGCCACGGCAGTTGACCCGGCCCGAACTGAAGCGCTTCCGGCAGGCCATCAAGAACCGGGAGGTCACGGTCGTCCGGCAGATGGTCCGGCAGTACGACCAGTTGTACTTCAACATCGCGCTGGACGGGACCGACGACTTCCTGCTGGAGCACGCCGACCTGCTGGCCAAGGGACTGGCCGACAAGGTCCCCAACGAGATTACGGGCAAGGCGCTGAAGGCTCTGCCCAAGGACATCCGCGCGTGGGTCTCGGCGAACCCCGGGTACCGGCTGGCCTACAAGCCCAAGGACCAGTGGGGCGCGGTCATGGGCAAGGACAACCAGTTGGTCGGTATCAACCCGTGGGTCGACTGGGTCGACGAGGGGCTGGCCGTGCCGACCATCGGCAAGGTGCGCTCGCTCGTCGAGCGCAGCCTGAAGCCCATCGCCTCGTCGACCATCCAGCGCCGGGCCATGCACCGCTTCAGCCAGCGGATGGGCGAGCGCTACGGGATGAACGAGCAGTTGTCGCAGGCCATCTTCTGGTCGGTGTCGAAGCGTGCCGACATCGCGGCGGTGTCGGTCCGGGGTCTGCAGCGCAGTGACTTCTACGCGGCGGCGATGGACGTGTCCATGCCCAAGAGCCTGCGCAACAAGATGACCGAGCGGGACGTGGCCGAGGACGTCATCTGGGCGTTCGAAGGGGAACTCGGGCAGGTCGGCATCACCCAGAAGTTGACCGGCAAGGTCAAGACCAAGTTGACCCCCATCGGCAACGCCGCTGGCGTGCTGGCCGAGCACGTGTACCCGCTCGTGCGCTTCAAGTGGAACCCGTTCTTCCAAGCGCAGGAGGTCTTCGAAACGCCCATCATCCTCGCTGGTCGCGGGGTCTGGCCGGGCGGCAGCACGAAGGTGCTCAACGCCAAGACCGCGTACGTGCGCGCGAAGTTGGCGGGCTACAACGAGTCGTTCTACCGGCAGGACCAGATTGAGTTCTCGTCGCTGGTCAACGCCAGCGGCGAGGCGATGGGTTCGGTGTTCGGCCCACAGTCGCGGCTGGGCCGGGTGCTGGCCCAGACGACCTCGGTGCGTGGCATCAAGCGCGCCGGTGAGCAGGCCATGTTCCGCAACGAGATTGGCCGGATGATGGTCGCCGACATGCGCCGCCACTCGCCGACGCAGTTCGCCAGCATCGCCGAGTGGAACGCGGTGCGTGGCCTGTACTCGACCATCGACGATGGCGAGACCGCCATCCACATGCTCTACGACATGTTCTCGCGGGCTGACCCCGATGGTGCGCTGAAGGCCGTTGACCCCACGGGCGCGCTCGGTGCGGCCAAGGTCTTCGGTGAGCACGGCCCGGCGATGTTCCGGCCACGCCATATCGCATCGAGGCCGAGGGTCGAGACCTCGCTGGTCCGCTACATCGCGGTCGGCGAGGGCTGGCAGGACATGTCGTGGCGGGTCCTGCGGCGGAAGTTGCGCGACCCCGCCGACGCCGAGTACGACCTGATGCGCCTCGCCCAAGACCTGCACAAGGCGGGGGCCGATGCCGACTACATCGACCGGGTGGCGGCGATGGTCACCTTCCCGACGGCCAAGGAGTTCTTCGCTGAACTCAATACGATGGGCTTCCCCAAGGAACAGGTCGAGCGCATGCGCCTGTGGTCCGAGGAACTGGCCAAGTCGCAGGGCCAGTCGCTGACCGAGTTCCTGTCACGGACGTTCGCCGACGCGCCGCAGGTCATCGACCGCCACGGCAACAACCGGGGCCGGTCGCTGTTCCAGCGCATCGTGTCGGCCCACGAGGAGCGCGGCTTCGCGGTCGTCGGGCGTGACAGCGAACTGCTCATCGACATCCAGCGGGTCGGCAACTCGTACATGCCCAAGTTCACGTTCGACCCACTGAAGCCGGTCAAGGACATGACCACGCTGGAGGTCAAGGCCCGGGAGTGGACCGGTGCTCGCGAGACCCGGGCGGTGACGCCGACCATCGGCATGCCCGACCGGTTGATGGACGCAGCGGGCCAGCCCATCACCTTCGTCAACGGCAAGTACATCAGCGGTCACTTCACCGCCAAGCAGTGGCGGGAAGCGCTGGAGGCGACGCTGTCCGAGGACGAGATTCGGGAAGCCGCCGACTGGTACGTCGACATGCGCATCGTCGTCCTCGCCCAGTACGACAACGATGTCGACGCGGCGACCCGGGCCATCCTCGGCTTTGCCCTCACCCAGAAGAACACCTCACCGGCTGGTGGGATGAACCACTTCTACGCGGCGATGGAGAAGGTCCGGCGCGGCGAGAAGTTGCCCATCGACAAGAAGTTCGACGGTCTCGGCACGGCGGAACTCCAGCGCCTGCTGGAAGACGACATGGTCACCGACGCCGGGATGGCCCAGAAGTTGACCGACTTCATCGACAGCCTGCTCGGCAACACGACCCGGACGGCGATGGTCAAGGGACCGGACGGGACGTGGATGCCTGCGGCCATCGACATCTGGGCCAAGCGCGACCTCGGCTTCCTCGACAGTGGCATCAAGCCCGAGTACTGGGCGCGCATCACGGGTGCGCAGCGTGCGGTCAAGAAGCCGCGCCTGCTGTACCGCGAACTGGAGGACGGCACCAAGGTGCCCATCCTCATCAAGGCGGGCAAGGACAAGGGCCAGCAGGCGACGACCGATGACGTCCACCTGTACTTCGAAGACGGGACCGAGCGGGTCATCAAGGGCGATGACCTCACGAGTGAGCAGCCTGACTCGTTCCAGTACGACTACGGGGTCGAGCGCTACAACGAGATTGCCGAGTACCTGAACACCGAGAAGTACCTGACCCGCGAGAACTGGACGGCGGCGGACGTGCAGGCGATGGGCTGGTTCCGGGCCAAGGTCGCTTTCGGTGACAGCACCGGGTCGCCGCTCGACGCGTTCTTCCGCAACCACTACAACGTGACCTTCGAAGCCACGCCCGCGCCCGGCACCCGGTACGCCGACCTGTATCCGGGCCTCGCCGACGACGGGCGGGTGCCCATCACCGAGGCGCAGGCGGCGTCCATCACGTCGGACGTGATGGAGGTCTCGGTCGCCGAGGCGGCGAGCATCGCGGGCGTACAGGTGCTGACCAAGCACGCGACGACGGGGACGTGGGCCGATGCCTCCGGTGTGGCCAACGTCACGCCCCACGTGACGGTCGAGATTCTGGGGACCGATGACGGCCTCCGGCGGTTCATGGCTGCCATCGGGGAGTTGAACCAGCAGCCGCGCGTGCGGGCAACCAAGACGGTGGCCATCAAGACCAATCCGACCAAGGACAACGGGATGCGTTGGGCCATCGACTACCCGCTGCCCACGGGCATCAGCAAGCACGAGGCCAACGAGATTCACCGGGAACTCATCAGCCACGACGACGTCATCGCGGGCGGGTCGGTGCTCGTGCGCTACGACGACGGAACGTACGTGGTGCGCTCGGTGTGGGAACCCGAGGAGGGCGTCGAGTACTGGCAGCGGTCGAAGTTCGAAGACGAGGTCCGCATCGAGAACCGGGCCTCGTTCGAATGGCGCGGTCGGATGTACGACTACGACGAGGACGGCTACCGGCGTGGGCGCTACGTCTCGCAGGAGGAACTGGACGGCGCGCGTGCGCGAGGCGAGGCGCTGGTCGCGGCGATGGAGCAGGAGCCGGTCCTGCGGCTCGACAGCCGTGGACCGATGGGCGCGGACATCGAGGACGTACCCGAAGACTTCGCGCCCGACGCGACGCCGCTGCACTACGAGCCGATGGGCGAGCCGGGCGTCTCGTACAGCGTCGACAACTACAACGAGCGCGACGTGCTGGTCATCTACCGGGACAACGAGGGCAAGCCCGTCGGGTACGTGCGCATGGACTCGGGTAACAAGGACGTGCCGATGCGCTGGAACGATGCGGCCCGTCGGCCCATCGTCCCGGGCGCGGTCCGTGGTCCCATCCATGTGTACGTGGAGCCGGATGTTCGGCGCACGGGCGTCGCCACCGCGCTGTACGACTGGGTCGAGAAGCAGGGCTGGGACCTGTCGGAGTCGAGCGGCAAGACGGTGACCGCCGCTGGGCGGGCGTTCACCAGCGCTCGGTACGACCGGCTTGCCCCCACCGGCTTGGTCCCACTGACCGACGAACTGGTCACCGACATCGCCAACCGTGTACGGGCTGCGAAGTGGAGCGGCGCTTCGGTCGACTTGCGGACGGGCGAGTTCCTGCCCAAGGGCAAGCCCCGGCAGGGTCCGTTCGTGACGGCCATCGGTGACACCAAGTCGGTGGCGTTCCAGAACGTGACCGAGGCCAAGTTCCGAACAGCGCTGACCGAGTTCATCGAGGAGAACCGGGAGGAACTGTCGAAGCCCGGGCGCTACCTCGGCGTGTTCCGCGACGAGCAGGCGGGCCGCTTCGACTTCGACATCAACTACGCGACGTGGGACGAAGACGATGCCGAGGCGTTCCAGTTGGTCTTCGGTCGGGAGGGTGGGGCCTACGACACGTACAGCGGGAACGGCGTGTACGCTCCGGTCCTGCGCGACGAGGCCAAGGTCCCGGCCCGCACCGAGCCGACGTTCATCCGGCCCGTCAGGGCCAAGGTCTACTACCACCGTATCGAGGAGGCCGACTATGCCACGGAGGTACGGGGAGCCGGTCGAAGGGGAGCCGTCCCCAACGCACGTACAGACCGGCTGGTCGGTGACGGGAAGCGTCGGACCGGGGAGGCGGTCGAGCGAGCGTACGGCGATTACGCAGGGTATGAGACCCAAGCCTTCCGGTCCGAGCGTGTCGCCGCAGGAGATGAGCGGTATGCCGCCGGAGTTGATTCCCTCCCCGACCTCGGTGGGCCAGCCGGAGCCACTTCTGCCCGGCTATTCCAACGCGCTCCCCGAGGGTACCGTGCAGCCGTCCGGTTCGACACCGCCCTCCCCGACATCGGTACCCGGGGAGGTCGCTCCACCCTCTACTTCAAGCCCGGTCGAAGTGCCCGCGATACCCTCGTCCACGAGTTCGCCCACGCCTTCTCCGAGCACCTCGACGATAGCGCCAAGCGGCTCTACCTTGCCTCCTACAACCGAAGGTACGGTCGAGCCGCTGTAGGTGCGCCGCAGCCCAAGAACGGGGCCAAGCGAGCGCAGAACAAGAACTCGTGGGACGAAGATGTCCACGAGCAGTTCGCGACCGACACCATCGAGTACTTCCGTACGGGCCAGCCGGTGCAGGCCGAACTGCAGCCCATCTTCGACTTCTACGGCAAGTACCTGCGCGCCAGCCGCAACCGACCCGGCCTCGACCCGAAGGCCCAGCAGGAACTGGCCCAGTTGGTCGGCACCAACCAGTACAAGGGCGGGCTGGCGTACAGCGCGGGCGAGCAGGCGCTCGTCGACCTCGCCTTCGGCACCAGTCGTCGGGCCGAGCGGACGACCAACGACACCGTGTACTTCAAGGGCGAGCGGTCGTGGGCCGAACGGTCGGTCAACCACCCGTTCTTCGGGCTGTACCCGGCGTCGTACATGTGGGGCAAGGTGCTCCCCGAACTCGTCGAGTTCCTCACCTTCCGCCCGTTCGGGTTGAAGGCACCGTTCGTCGCCCTGCACAACGTCAATCAGGTCTACCAGTCGGTGATGACCCAGCAGGAGAACGACCCCGAACTGCGCAAGTGGCTGGACGACAACGAGGAGTACCTGCGGGCCATCTCGATGATGACCCCGGGCCTGCCGTGGGACATCCCGGTCAACGCACCGCTCGGCGTGCGCCGTCTGGTCGAGGCGCTGGAGGAGAACTACTACCGGGAGATGACCGGGCAGGAGTTCGACACCATGCCCGAGTTGATGCAGCGCTACCTCGGCAAGACCATCCCCGACATCATGGGCTACCAGTTCGGTCCGGCGATGGGCGTCGAGAGTCTGGTCGAGACGGGGTCCGGCGTCATCGGCTTGGGGTCACAGGCGCTCGGGGCCGGGTTCAACGCCGTCGTGCCGAAGCCGACCGAGGACCCGGGCTTCTTCCCCGAGGCCGACTCGCCCGCAACCCCGGGTCTCGGCGACTTGCGCGGTCTGCGGACCACGCCGCGCACGCTGGAGCAGGCGGTGGCGCAAGGTGAGCAGACGCTGGTCGAAGGGTTGGACGTTGATGCGTTGACCGAGGAGATTACGCAGGAGTTGTACGCCACCGATTGACGGGATAGTGGGGTGATACAGTTCCGGTTGAACCCACACCCCTCGATGTGGTAGAAACCGAGGTAGCAACGGTGACCTTATCGCCCGAACCACCCGGCACCCTGACGAACGGAGAGGCGCAGCCTGCCGAAGGCTCCGCACCGACCGAACCTCAGACGCCCGAGGAAGTCGAGGCCATCTGGCGTAACCGCTTCAGCCAGAGGGACAGGGCACACAACGCCGAGGTCCAGTCGCTGCAGGAACAGTTGGCTGCACTGAAGACGTCGCCGCCGTCCCAGCCACCCGGCGGTGGGGGCAACCCCGACGACGGGTACAAGGCTCGATACGAGCAGACGCAGCAGGAACTCCAGCAGGAGCGTCAGTTGCGGGCCATCGAAGCCCGCAGGGGCAAGTTCCCGGCACTGGCACAGGAGGTCGCAGCGGATGACCCGCTGTGGGCTTCGGCCAAGGACGAGACCCTGTCCCGCCTGAACGCCACCATCGCCGTTCCGCCGCCGCTGCCATCGACCGGGCCTATCGACCCGAACAACCCTCGGCGCGATGCGCGACCGGCGACCAAGGACCCGATGCAGATGACCAAGGACGAACTCCTGCGGGAACTGCAGCGGCTCTCGCCTGTCGAAGAGGAGCGCCTGAGGAACCAGATGTAAGAGGTTCCGTCACATGGCGAATACGGCAGGGTCCGTCGGCGGCACTGGCTCACCACAGGGTGGTCAGCAAGGCTGGGATGCCGCAGTCAACACGCAGCCCATCCCCGGGTCCAACGCGGGTACGCTCGCGGCTGGCACAGCGGGCGTCGCCTTCACGGCGCTCAACTCCGACTTCGCGAAAATCGTCACGGCGCTCGTCGTCCGCAATATCGTGGACAACCTGCGCTCGCAGCCGGTCTTCGCGGCGATGGGCAACTACATCCGGGCGCGCAACGTCCCGGGCACGAACAAGTTCGTGTACACCGCCTTCGCCGACCTCGCTCCGGCGCAGGTGCTCTTGGAGGGCGTCCCGCCCGAGAGCGAGAAGATGCAGTTCGACACGATGGAACTGACTGGTGCCCAGAAGGGCAAGTTGGTCGCCGTCACCGACCTCGCATCCCTCCATTCCCCGTTCGAACTCTATTCCGTCGCCGCCGAGAAGGTCGCGTTCAACGCGGTCGACACGCTGGAGAAGGACTTGGCCGCGCTGGTGCAGGGTGCCGACAACGGCATCGGCATCGCCACGGTCGGGGCCACCTCCGTCGCCCGTGTCATCGAGGTCGTCACGGGCATGAAGGTCGCGGAGGTCCCGACCTTCGAAGACGGCTACTACCGGGCCTTCATCAGCCCGGCGGACGCCGCCAAAATCATGTCCGAGGCGGGTGAACTCGGCTGGACCGACACGATGAAGTACGCCGGGACGACCCAACTCCTCAATGGGGAGATTGGCCGGTTCCGGGGCATCCGGTTCATCGAGACGACCCGCGTCGCCGACAGCAAGACCGTCGTCTTCGGCCCCGAGTGGGCCGTGTGGGGCGACTACCAGACCATCCAAGCGTACCGGGTGGCTCCGGGCGGCGACCACGCCGACCCGCTCGCCCAGCGCGGTCTGGTCGGCTGGAAGGGCATGTGGGGCGTCGGCCTCGTCAAGTTCGATGGGACCCCGGCGATGGGTCCCGCCAGCAACCCCGGCGCGGAGCGCTGGACGCTGGCCGACCTGACCCCGTAGTTCCCCCGGCTGTGGGGTAGGGTGAACCCCCGGGGCTGGACTGAGCGTTGTCCAGTCCCGGGGATAGCCCATGAGGTGAACACATGGCCTACCAGCCGCCGACGCTGGCGGACCTGAGGCCCGTCATCTTCAGGTCACTGCGCGACCCTGAGGGGAAGGTCTTCAGCGCGGACAACATCGACGACTTCATCAACGAGGGGCTGTCTGACCTGTCCCAGTTCCGGCCTGTCGAGGACACGGTCACGGCGGTCTGGGACTCGGCGGACATCACGCCCGACACGGGTGACCTCGACTACATCTGGCACGTCGAACTGCTCGTGCCCGACACCCCGCAGTACCTCGTCCCGCCCAACGAGCAGGGCTACCCGGGCCGCACGGGCTGGGAGTTCTACGACAACCGGCTGCGCTTCGGCGCGTACTGGGTGTCCATCCTGAACGGGCTGCTGGAGCAGGGTCGCGAGCCGCAGGTCGAGGTGTGGGGGTATCGCCCACGGAACCTGCCGACGTCCGACGACGACGTGCTCGACTTCCAGCAGTCGGTCGACGAGATGGCCGTGCGCAAGTACGCCCGGCTGCAGGGCTTCACGTTGCTCTCACATGACCGGTCGCTCTACCAGCAGTGGCTCGCGGCGACCAACAACACCGATGTCAGCCCGACCCAGTTGCAGGGCATGCTCGCCCAGTCGACCGACGAGTACGAGCGCTTCCGCAAGCGCTCGGCCATCCTTCGGCGCACGTCCATCTACCCCTCCTATACGACCTGACCCGTGGACCTGACGCAGTCGGTCTTCTACCGGGGTCTGAACTTCAACAGCGTCGACACGCTGCCGGGTGACGGCAAGCGGGCCGGGTGCCTGCTGGAGGAGGCCGACTACGGCGACGTGCCGGGCATCGGCTACAAGGAGAAGCGGGCACAGGACGATGGCTTCGATGCGACCGAGGTGTTCCTCGGCCTGCGCACCGTTCGTCTCACGGGCTTCGTCTACGGTGAGAACAAGGGCGACCTGTGGGACCGCTGGCAGGACATCCGTTCAGCGTTGACTCCGAGCGCGGCGTACCTCGACGCGCCCGGGCTGGATGGGTTCCTGCCGTTCCAGTTCTACGTGCCGACCCTGCGCCTCGCCGAGTTCCCGACGGGCTACCGGCAACTGGAGTTGCGCGCACGGCCCGCTGGCCAGCCGCACTTCACGGTCCGGCGCGACACCGGCACGGGCGGGGTCGACAACGGACAGGCGCTGGCGTGGACCGGCGTGCTGGAGTGCAAGGACCCGCGCTTCTACGTGTGGCCCCAGAAGGTGAACACGTTCAGCGCCAGCGAGAGCGGCAACCTCGTCAACCGTGGGGACTACCCGGCCCCGCTGTCGCTGACCTTCCGGGTCCACGGCGGCTCCACGGCGGGCAACATCCTGTTCGAAGTCGGCGGCTCGCGCATGCGCATCACGGTGCCCGATACGGGCACCATCCAGACGCTTCGCTACGACGGCAACCTGAAGGTGCTGACGCTGGAGGAGAACGACGTCGAGGTCTTGCGCATGGACCTGCTGACCTTCCTGTCGAACACGACCCACCCGAAGGTGCCCAGCGGTACGAGCGCGTACACCATCACCGTGAGCGCTGGCCTGACCGACTTCGACGCGGGCTACATGTTCTACTCGGAGGCGTTCGCATAGCGTGGCCGTCCACGAGGTCCCCATCACCAAGACGACGAGCGTCCGGCTTCGTCTGGCAGATGGCGTCGCCCATCAGGCGGCAGCCGAGCGGCACATCGTCGGTGTCCGCAACAGCACGTACTCGTACCGCGCCCTGCTCCAGTGGCCCGCCATCGACTGGAGTGGGCTGAACGTCCATCAGGTCGTCAAGGCCGAACTGGTGTTCTTCTCGGTCGAGGACCACTTCGGCAACTCGGCGCTGGCCCAGAACATCAAGGTCATCCGGGTCAAGTCGGCGTGGTCCGAAGCGGGGACCGGTGGCGAGGACGACTGGGACACGGTCATCGACCTGCCCAGCAACGACGAGAACTACAAGGCGTACGGCGGACCCGAGACAGCAGCCCCGACGACGTTCACCATCGACGTCACCCCCATCCTCCAAGCGTCGATGCCCAAGACCGTCCGTGGCCCCGATGGGCAGGCCGGTGCGGGGCTGGCCGACTACGGCGTCATGCTCACTTCGGCGGGCAGCGTCGCCCAGCAGCAGGCGCGCTACTTCTGCATCGCCAGCGAGGACTTCACCGATGCCCTGAAGCGGCCCATCTTCCGGCTGACCTACGACAGCGTGCTCGGGCCGGGCAGCGTGACCCCCCATGAGCCGATGGGCGACATCCCCGACGTGTTCGGGGAGAACTTCACCGGCACGTACAACGCGTCGGGTGTCGGTCAGCGCATCTCCGAGCGGCACATCGAGGTCCGCTTGGCAGGAGGAGCCGAGGTATGGCAGCACATCGCCCCCACTTCACAGCAAGAGTCCGAATCGGGGACGTTCCAGTGGCCACTCCCCGGGTCGCTGAAGTCGCTGACCGACTACGAATGGCGCGTGCGCGCGAGGAACAACAAGACCGCGACGTGGACACCGTGGTCGGAATGGGTCGCGTTCAAGGTCTCGACGACCGCCCCCGCCCTGACCTTGGAGGGTCCGTCAGGTTCTCACTCGACACTCAGTTTGGTGCGGTTCGCGGCGACGTACGAGGACCCCGAGGGGAACTCACCGAGATTGGTCCGCATCCAAGTGCGCTCGACGACGACGCCAGTCAACCCGGTGTGGGACACCGGCGACCACTACTGGGACACTGGCGACACCGCCGTTCGCAAGGTCGAACGTGACGAACGGCGCATCTCCCGGCTGTACGAGGGCGAGGGCCTGCTGGCTGGTGGCTACTCGTACCGCATGCGCGCGACCGACCGGCTCGGTGGGGTCAGCCCGTGGGTCTACGGCTCGTTCACCCTGACCAAGGGCTACGAGCCACGCCCGGGCACGACCAACTTCCTGACCGGCTACGCCAGCGACCAGCACGACTGGCGCGTGCGCATCTTCGACATGGGCGCGAACCGTGGCCCGGGCAAGATGGTCGCCGAGTTCAGCGACTGCCCGACCGTTGGTGCCACGGAGTACTACAACTCACCCGGTGAGTTCTACTTCACGTGCTCCATCACCCACCCACAGGCGTCGGTCGTCGAGCCGTTCCAGACCCACTACGCGCTGGAGATGTACAACGGCGAGGGCTGGTATCCCAAGGCGTACGGCCTCATCACCGACTACGACGCGACCGATGACGAGGTGGTCTTCTACGGCATCGACTACCTCGGCGTCCTGTCGATGCTCAGTGACGAGCGGTTCAACCCGAGCGACAGCCCGGACAGGCCGGTCGAGAGCGGTGGCAGCAAGTACAACAACTGGCGCATCAGCGACATCATCAAGGACCAGTTGGACCGGGCGGTCGCCGCGCCCAACAGCCCGGTCGGGTTCATCACGGTCGAGGACATCACCGAGTGGGACGAGTTCGTCACCATCTTCTCGACCTTCAAGGAGCGCCTGTCGTTCATCAGTGGCCTCATCGAGTCGCACCGGGCCGGGACCGGCGTGCGCACCCGGTTGGTGGTCGAGCGCTCGCAGACCGGTGCGTTCTCGTTCCGCGTGCTCGACGCGCCGGGCGGTGACCGGGACAACATCCGGGCCGAATACGGCGGGCTGGTGCAGGGTTTCCGCATCATCCCGTTCGGCCAGTGGGGGACCAAGGTCCACGGCATCGGGCGGGCGGTCGACGGGACCAAGCCGTACTACTACCGGGCGACTGCGCCGGGCAAGTTCCCGGGTCCGCCCGAACAGACCTTCGAAGAGGTCTACGGGTCCTTCCCGCAGGTCCGCTTCTGGGCCGACCTCGCTGACCTCAACGACCTGAAGCGGCGGGTCAAGCAGGCCGCTCGGTCGGTCGCCAAGTTGGGCAAGCGGATGGGCCTCGGCCTGCGCGTCGATGCGCTCGACGTCAAGGATGGCTGGGACATCACCGACTCCATCAAGGTCGACGTCAAGCGCGGCATCGTCGACACCGACCGGTTCGGCTCCGGCTACTGGACTATCTGGGGCTGGCAGTGGGAGTGGGCCGCGAACTACCCGACCCTGACCCTGTCGTTGCTCCCACGCGATGACACCACGCCACCTGATACCGACCTGCTGCCGTCCGCGCCCATCCTCGACTACCCCGAGTGGGGCCAAGGCTCGGGTCCGCCACCGGTCGACACGCAGAACGCCCTGTACCTCGACGTCGAGAACGGTGACGTCTACGAGAAGCAGGACGACGGCACGTACCTGCTGGTCGGCAACATCGCCGGACCGCCCGGCGAGGAGGGACCCGAGGGGCCAGAAGGACCCGTCGGTCCACCGGGACCGCCCGGTGGTGGCGACTCGGTGGCACCGCCCGTGCCGACGGTCAAGGACGCCATCTCCTCGACCGTGCTCAACGGGGACGGCACGGCCATCACCAACTTGGTCGTGACCATCGGCTACCCCGCACCACCGGTCGGCCTCGTCGACCTCGACCAGTTCATCTTGGAGAGCACGCGGTTCGCGCTGGAGTCGGACGCCTCGGTGCCCGACTGGGCACGGGCCACCCAGTGGGTCAGCCAGACGGCGGACGCCACGGGCACGCTCGACACGCTGGTCGTCCAGCCGCAGGTGCTTGCCGCCACCGGCTACTGGCTGCGGGCGTACGCCGTGGACCGTTCGGGCAACCGGCAGGGCACGCCGTCAGCCACGGTGTTCACGACCACCAGCGAGGACAACGAGGCGCCGCCCGCTCCGGCGGGCATCGTCGTGCAGGCCGGGATGTCGACCATCGGCGTACGCTGGGACCCCATCGAGGTCGCTGACCTCGCGTACGTGGACGTCGGCTGGCGCGAGTCGCCGGACGGCAACTGGGTACAGGTCCGGGTGGCGGGCACGATGACCGTCATCACCGGACTGGTCAACGACCAGCCGTACGACGTGCGCGTGCGCTCGGTGGACCTGTCCGGCAACACCATCCTCGACCCGACTGCGGACCCCCCGGTCACGGTCAAGGCCACGGACCCGGATGCGGGCTGGGTGGACGCTGGGTCTGCGACCCCCACCCCGCTCCCGGGTGACGCCCTCGTCTGGGACGAGGCGATGATTGAGGCCCTGTTCGCGGGCAACATCAACGCCGACTGGATTACGGCGGGCACGCTGCGCGTCGGCGGGGCACCGGGGACCACGACGGCCATCGAGGTCTACGACGGTGCGGGCAACCTCATCGGACGCTGGTCGGACGCGGGCATCGAGGTCATGGACCCGGCCAACCCGAACTACAAACTGACCATCGCCGAGTCGTCGCTCATCATCCAAGACCTGACCGACCCGGCGGTCCCGTTCACCACGGTGAGCATCAGCCCGGTCGGCATCGACGCGGCATCCATCACCTTCGGCTCGGCTCGTGGTGGGCACAACCTCATCCTCAACTCGTCGTTCGAGACCGGTGCCTTCAGTGCGACCAACGTGGTCAACAGCACGTGGGATGTGGCTGCTGACTGGAACGCGGCCAACTCCCGTCAGGGCAGTGACGTCAACATCACCACGGGCGCGAGCGCGCTGACCATGACGACGGTGGTCTGATGGCACAGGTCGTCCTGAACGTCGATGAGGATGTCGCGACGTGGTCGTCGGGCATCGCCGCTGGCGCTGGCCTGCACCTGCCGGTCGGTGCCTACGGCTCGGCCAACTACCGCAGCGCCATCCGGTTCAACCCACCGGCTGGCTGGCAGGACTGGACGGCCATCACCAAGGCCACGCTGTCGTTCTACATCAGCGACTTCGACCACGTCGGGCCGCGCAACTCGTCCATCTACGTGCGCCGCCAGAACGTCAGCGCCCCGCTCTGGACCAAGGCAGCGGGCAGCCAGAACTGCGAGTCCGGGTTCGCTGCGGGGAACACCACGCAGTACGACGACATCGCCCCGACCTCGACCGACCAAGTCACCTTCGCGTCGGGCACCACGGCCAACGCCAAGAAGACGGTCACCGTCACCGGGATGCTCGTCTACTACCACGCCCAGAACGCCAGCAAGTTGGTGTTCGTGTTCGACGAGGTCGGCTCGGGCGACTACACGGAACTGTGGAGTGAGAGCAAGTCGGGTGGCTACGACGCGACCCTGACCATCGACTACGAGGTCCAGTCGGTGCCCGATGCGCCGACCCTCGTGGCCCCCGCCAACGGGGCTACGGTCGTGACTCAGAACCCGACCTTCGATTGGACCCACAACGACCCGCAGGGTGACCCGCAGACAGCGGCGCAGGTCCGGGTCTGGGACGCAGCCGGGACCACGCAGGTCGGCCCGACCGTGACGGTGCCCAGTTCGGCGAGCGCGGTGGTCTGGCCAGCGGCGCTGGCTCGTGGCACGACATACCAGTGGGACGTGCACACGTCGGATGCCACCGGCTATGGGACGTACTCGGCCAAGCGCACGGTCAGCATCAAGGCCAACCCGGTCGTGACCATCGACGCGACCCGCTACATGGAGATGTACAACGGGGTGCCCCGCCTGCGGGTCAAGTGGTCGCTCACGGGTGGGACGCAGAAGCGCTATCGCGTGACCGGTCCGGGCGGCTACGACACGGGCTTGGTGACGAGCACGGCCCAGAGCGTGCGCCTCAACGGGCTTGCTCTCACCAACGGTATCGCTGCCAGCATCACCGTCGAGGTCACGACGACCGATGACCTGACCGATGACCACACCCGTTCGTTCACCCCACGCTGGGGGCTGACCGTCCATCGTCGTGACCTGACCGCAGCACCGGTCAACTGGGGCAGCCCGGTCATCCAGTCGACGGTCCCGACCGGGGCCTCGCTGACCATCGAGTACGGGTCGGCAGCGACGGCGGTCCCTGCGCCCTCGACGTGGTACGCCTCACTGTCGAGCGTACCCAAGGCGCGCTACGTCTTCTGGCGGGCGTGGCTCCTGCCCTCGGCGACCGAGGGTCCGAGCCTCAACAAGTTGACCATCCCGGCGGACTTCGCTGCGGCAGCCGTCGACCACTGGTTCGACAACCCGACCAGCGGGCCGTTGGCCGCACCGTGGAGCATCGACTCGGGCGAGTACGTGTACGGCACGCGCTCGCTGACCCGGCCCGGTGACGGTGTCGTCGACTACGCCTACTCGGAGCGCATCAAGGTGCGCGCCGGGCGCTCGTACATCCTGACCGGGCTGATGAAGAGTGAGGGCAACTCGGGTGCCCTGTTCAACCTGTACGACCCCGACGAGGGGCTGGTCGTCAAGAGTCCCACGGGGGCGAACATCCAGTCGGACATCCTGACCGCCACCCGGGACTGGTTCGAACCCGACCGGCTTGACGTGTATCGCTACAAGACCCCGGTGTACGTCGCACCCAACGACATGGAGGTCATGGTCCGCTGCCGCGTGGCTGGCGCAGCGGGTACGCAGGGCTGGTTCGACGGCCTCAAACTGGAAGAGTCGACAGTCGCTACGCCTTGGGGGCCTGCGGCTGTCGGCGCAGTCTCGGTCGACGCGGGGGGCGTGCAGGTCGACGCCACCAAGGGCGGCATCTTCCGGCTCCGTGCGGCCAACGGGTCGGTCGTCGAGCAGAGTCCGACCGGCCTGCAGACCAACGGCGACCTTGCCATCAGCGCACCGGGTGCGCTGTCCGTTCCCATCACCGGGAGCGCCGTGCCGACCATCAACAACGGGGGCACGGCGACCTTCTCCAACGTGTCGTCCGAGTGGGTCAAGATTGGACGGCAGGTCACCTTCAAGGTGGCGTTCACGGTCACGGCAGCAGGCTCCGGCGCGACGGCCATCACGCTGACCGGGACCGGGTTGCCCTCACCGGGCACGTTCATCCGCATCTTCGGTGACCGTGGGTCGTCCGGCGTCGATGCGGTGGTCGGTCGACTGAGCACCGCCGGGACCATCAACCCGCTGTCCCCGGTCACCGCTCCGGGTACGGGCATCACGGGGGCAGGGCTGACACTCAACACGGTCATCGTGTTGTCGGGGAGTTACCTCGCCGCTGCATAATCGTGGGACCAAGGGCGGGACGTACCCGCTGGGCAGAAGGAGAACCGGAATGACCAGCAAGGCCGAAGACAACGACAAGAAGACCGAGGAGTCGGTCAAGCAGGCGCTCTCCGAGGAGCGCGACCCCGCAGCCGAGGTGTCCGACCGCGACCAAGCGGTGCTCGACGCCAACGAGGCGGCACTGGAGGAGTCCCGGCGCGTCGCCGAGGAGGAGGCCAAGGCTGCCGAGGAGGCCGACGAGGCGCAGCGCGCTGCCACCCCCGAGGACGAGAAGACGGCCACCCAGAAGAAGGCCGACCAGAAGGCTGCCGAGCGCTGATGGCAGCCGACCAGACGCCGACCCGCCGTCCGAAGTTCGTCTCACAGCGCGACGGGTCGGCGCTGGCCAACAGCAACTGCCGAATGGCCTCCATCTGCATGGGTCTCGACCATCACACCCGTGGGATGAAGACCTCGACCGGCGGCAAGATGCGCTCGTACACCGACGACCAGTCGGGCGGCACCGATAGCGGGGATGCACGCGAGTCGTGGAAGCGCGGCTACGGGCAGAGCCTCATCGTCAACGACGGTGACCTCTTCGACCGGGCGTTGGTCGCACTGCGTGCGGGCAAGGTCGTCCACCTTGACGTGTGGCACGCCACGCTTGGCGGATGCGTGTCAGGGACTGGCGCATACGGACACACCATCGCCGTCCTGCCCGACTGCGCCGACGGCAAGTGGCTGGTCGGCGACCCGTGGTGCCTACCGGGCACCGGCTACCGGCGCATCAGCGAGTCGACCCTGCGCTCGGCATCCGAGGCGTGGGGGCGCAAGGTCATCCAGTCGACGGGCGGACCGGTGCTGCGCCTCGACCCGAAGTGGCGGCTGCTCATCGCGGTGGTCGCCAAGCGCCTGATGTCGGAGCACTTCCCGGGCGACGACGACCCGGACGAGCCGCCTGCCGACACGGGTGGACCGCAGCCCATCCTGTTCACCACCACCAACGTCCAGCCGCTGAAGGGAACCGCCGACATGGATGACCTGTTCAACGCCGGGAAGATGCAGCGCCAGTTGCCGTCGGGCACGGACCTGTTCGATGAGCCGAACGGGACCAAGACCGGCGACCTGCCCGCCGCCAGTGCGGCCAACGTCGTGTTCACCATCGTGGCCCAGACCGCCGACGAGAACTGGTGGCTGGTCGACGGCGGTGGCGAGGGCAAGAAGATGTCGTGGGTCAAGGCGCTCTGATGCACCTTGACCCGCACGAGGCTGCACTGTGGGCGCTCATCGCCATCAGTCTCGTGCTGGTCGGCGGCATCCTGACGACCAACGACGAGGGCATCGGCATCGCTGAACGAGGTTCGCTCCTCGCTGCCATCACGGCAGTGCTGCTCGGCATCGGCTGGCGTATCCGGCGGAACAGCAAAGAGGAGTAGCGTGGGCGCAACCGAGGTCATCCTGTTCATCGCACTGGCGTTCGCCATCATCGAACAACTCGACGCCAAGGGGCGTTCGCTCCTTGCGTGGTCGGCCATCCTCATCTGCGTGGCCCTGTTGTGGTCACCCCTCTTCACCCTGTTCGACTAGGGAGACGACATGGCCTCATCCGTCATCCGGCGCAACTGGTTCGGGTGGCTCAGTTCGTCTGGGTCACAGGCCAACTTCGAAGACGGCACGCTGTCGTACTTCCAAGTCCAGTCGCCGGGCGTGGGGTCAATCACGGTCGAGCCAGCCGCCGCCAAGACCGGGTCGTACGGCCTGAAGATTCTGGAGGCAGCGGCATCGGCGTCGGCGGTCTACGTCCGGCGCACCTTTGCCGCCACCGACCACGTCAAGGTGCGCGGCTCGTTCCGCTCACCGACCGAGGGCGCAGGCGGCAACAACAACGCTGCCATGCGGGTGTTCTCGGGGACGACGCGCATCCTCGACATCTACCGGGAGAACGTGACCGGTGCCCTGTGGCTGCGCACCCTCAACGCAGCGAGCACGCTGGTCTTCACCAACAGCGGGCAGACCCGTGGCCTCAACGTGTGGGTCGACTACGAGTTCGAAGTCTGGTACCGAGGGCCGGGTGCCGTGAGCCGGGTGAAGTACACCATCGACGGGGTCGTGCGCATCGACACCGGGGTGCTCGACCTGAAGCAGGGCGGGTTCACCGCCATCCAGTATGGGGCCGAGCATCCGGCCCAGCACGTCGACCTGCATGTCGACGACATCGTCATCGACCCTGCTGCCTGAGGAGGTGCAGAACCCATGCCGTGGGAGACGAAGAAGGCCAAGGGTGGGGGCTACGACATCGTGAAGTCCGACACCGGGGAGAAGGTCGGGCACAGTGGCACCAAGGCCAAGGCCGAGGCCAGCGTCAAGGCGCGCTACGCCAACGCCAAGGACACGAAGAAGAAGGGGAAGTGATGGCATCGTTCGTTCATCGACGCGGATGGTTCGGCTGGGGCGGGTTCGTGGGACGAACCGCTGCCTCGGCACCAGCCGGTGGCGTGGCCGTCGTGGTCACCTACGCCAAGGCGCTGCGCCCAGCGCCTGCCCTCGCCCAGTTCACGGCCACGGTCGCGGGTGTGGCCCGTGGCGTGACCGCCGTCACGGTCGGAGGTGCGGGCAACACCCAGTTGACCTTCACCCTCGCAGCCGGGAACCTCACCGCCGGACAGCCGGTCGCCATCACCTACACGCCGAGCGGCGTGGCCGGTGAGCGGCTGGCCTACGTCGGCCCGCCCGTGTCGGAGTTCCCGGCTGGGGTCTTGGAGGTCGTCGCCGGGTAGGTCACTCGCGGGCGATGACCGTCTTGCCGTGGGTCAGGCACTTGCCGGTCGAGTAGCGCGCATCGAACGAGGTGACCTCGTCGGGGATGACCTCGCTGATGCAGCCGGGTTTGGTGCAGCGCCACGCATGGCGCTTCTTGACCTTGCGCCCCTCCTCTCGGAGTGGGTCCAACTTGCGGCCACCCTCGATGGGTTCGTCGGGCCGGGTGACGACCCGGTAGAAGGAGTTGCCCGCCTCGTCCCTGCCCGTACTGATGACCCAGCCCGCATTGCGCAGGACGAGGATGAGCGGAGCGACCCGGGCGATGCGCACCTTGCGCACGCCCTTCTCGTCCGCCGGGTCGGGGATGCCAGCGTTCGCCTGCGCGAGGCTGATGGTGTCGTAGTCCTTGAACCACGCCTCGATGGCTTCCTGCTGTGAGGTCTTCATGCCTTGCCCTTCTGCGAGTGGAGGACCAAGCCGTCCACCTTGTTCTGCTGCTGGTGGTTCCACAGTGAGTGGACGAGCATCGCGTTGAAGGCACGGGTCAGGTCGCGCGTGACCTCGACCTCCTGCCACTCCCAGCCATCGGGCCGAAGGTGCAGAAGCGCCATGCCATTGGCGTTGAGCAGCCACTCGGTCGCACGTGCGTCGATGACGTCGTCCTCGCCGACGAACTCGGCGAGCGCATACCCGCACACCTGCAGGGCGTGCTCCGGGTAGGTCCCCTTGCCCGTCTTGATGTCGATGACGACCGACCGGTGGTCGGGCATGCGCGCGGCCACGTCGAACGAACCGGCGTAGCCCTTGGTCAGGTTGAAGACCTGTTGCTCGACCGCGATGATGTCCGGCTTCATCACGTCGACCCAGTTGCGGTACTGCCGGAGGTACGGAACGATGTCCGGCGACACCTGCCCGAGGCCGAGGTTGCCGGTCGCCGCAGCGTGGACACGGGAGCCGAGGTCGGCAGCCGTGTCGCGCGCTTCGGTCGACGCCCGGCGCAGCCACGTCTTGGCTGCGGCGATGACCTTCGGGTCATCCTGCGTGAGCATCCGGTTGAGGTCACCGACATTGTCGACGGCCCGGTTGACGACCTGCGTGATGGCCCACTGGTGGATGGGGAAGCGCACGCCACCGGCGATGGACAGGAGCGACGTCATCGACGGGTACTCCTTGCCCTGCCACGTGTAGTAGCGCAGCCCCGTCTCGCTGTCCGTGCGGGCATTGCGCGGGCCGACTTCAGCGAGGGCCATCGAGCACACCTTCCGTGACCAACTTGTCGTACAGCCATTCGCACTCGGGCTTGCCCACCTTGGGGTGGTGGCAACCACGCTCGTGGTCGACCATCGCCTTGTGGATGATGTCGAGGTGCTCGTCACGGGTGAGCGGGGCCACCCGCTTGACGTCGTTCCATCTGGACGCGAACCTCATCGCTTCCTCCACGACAGGCGGGCCACGTCGAGGGCCAGCCAGACGGCAGCGGCCACGCCGACGAGGGCGAGCGGCATGGGTGCCGAGCCAGCAGCGATGCCGACGAGGATGAGCAGGAGCAGGGTGCGGAACGACAGCGCGTCGTCCGTCCCGGCGGCGGCGTTAGCGAGGTCTCGGGTCCGAGCGATGAAGACGACCGGCCCACTGGGCGGTGCCTCCTGCTCGTAGTCGTTGGTTGCCATCGGTGTTCCTTTCGCTTGGTGAGGCCCGGCTCAGTGGTGTGGCACCAAGCCGGGCCGGTGGTTTACTCCGTGTCGGTCGGAGGCAGGGTCGGGGTGACCGGTGTCGGCGTCGGCGTAGCCGGTGGTGCCGTCGGGGTCGGAGTCGGGGTCGGCTCCGGGCAGGCGACGATGGTGAACGGGACCTCGTCGGTCACGACCTCGTCGTCGACCACACCGTAGATGCGGTAGTCACCGGGGGCCAGCGGATAGACGCCGTCCTCGGTGATGACCAGCCCGACCGGGTCGACGACGGCGGCGTCCACGTTGGCGAACTCAAAGTTCGACACCGTCAGGAAGCCACCGCACTCGATGCTGAACGCCGGAACGCTGAACAGGCCACCCGGGGGCGGGCTGGGCGTCACGACGGGCGTCGGCGTGGGCGTGGGCGGGGGTGTGGGCGTCACGTCCGGGGTGGGCGTAACGACCGGGGTCGGGGTCGGGGTCGGCTCGGCGTCGTAGACCACGTAGTGGCTGACGTTCGGGACCTGACCGCCGTTGTTGAGCAGCCCGCTCGCTTCGATGTACTCGGCGAGGGTCGACTCGCCATCCGTGGTGAACGTCCCAGTGTTGTCGTCACCGGCCTTGATGCAGACGATGAGTCCCGCTTCAAGGACGATGCTGCCGTCGCTGGTATCGACCTTGTCGGCGAACCCAGCAGGGCACTCGCCAGCGGCGAGGGTGATGGCCGGGATGGTCCCGATGATGAGCAGCCCGATGGCGAGCAGCCCGATGATGATGCGCTTCATGTGCTTCCTTTCAGTGGGTGTGGATGGTGACGTGGACGAGTCCGGCGCTGGCTGGTGCCAGCCTACTGAAGGACCGGACATCGAGGTCGATGACGCGCTCCCGGGGTTCGTTCCGGTAGCACTGACACCAGTCGGTGAGGCGAACGGGGATGCAGTCGTTGTCGCCACACACGACAACGGTCTGACCTCGCCAGTCCCTTCCGAGCAGGGTTCGTAGTTTGGGACCGGCGGCTCCCTCACCGGGACGCCAGTCGTACCATGACGCCGCCCCACGCAGGGATGGGACGACACGTTCTGCGTGGGGTATGGCTTCAGGTGTGGGGGCAACGGGTCGCCCTTGTGGGACGAACGCAAGCCGTGGGGGCAACGGTTCAGGCACTGTCACAGTGTCGGTGACTGTCACCCAGTCGAAGATGAGCACGAGTGCGAGGAACGTGTGCATCAGTTCATCCGGTCGCTGCGCTGTTCGAAGCCCACAGCGGTCTCGACCTCGACCATCAGGCGCACGCCCTTGGGGAAGAACACGGGCACCACGGACTTGGTGCAGGGGCACGGCGCGTTGGCCCGGATGTACTCGGCGATGTCGGGCGTGGGGAACGGGCCGAACCCGTAGGGTCCTTCCGTATCCCGGTGCCCGCCATCGTGCATGACGACCCAGCCGTCAATCTCGTGGCCGTCCTCCTCCTCGTCAGTCATCGGACCAGTCCGTGAAGCCACCATGCAGGGGCTTCGGGTAGCAGCGTCGGCTGTGCCAGTACACGGTGTCGCCGGTCATGCCGACGAAGAACCCGTAATGCTGCCACGGCCAGATGCGATGGAGGCAGGTGATGCAGCGCTTCATCGGTTCTCCTCGTAGGCCCGCCGAAGCGGACCCCATTGACTGCGTGGCTTGTCAGGTGGTGGGTCCATGACGTGCGTGCCACTGGCGCACGTCGGGCATGCCTCCTCGGGCGTGCCCACCCGGTTCGTACACCAGCACCACTCCTCGGAGCAGATGCAGAAGTAGACCGGCGTCTTGCCGCAGGTCATCGTCGCTCGACCTCGGTGTCTGCCCAGAAGTCGAGGTCGGTGCGATAGCCGTGCCACTGGCGGCGTGTCGTCCGCATCTTGGTGGCGAGGACCAGCGCCCGGGCGTCGTCCTCGCTGGTGATACCGGTCAGGTCGACGGCCTTCGGTGCGACCCGGCTGCACACCCAGTGGATACGGGCGGTGGGCACGAGGGCACGCAGGTCTTCGACTATGTGTCGACGCATGATGCGGAAGATGACCAACCGGTCGATGCCCGCGTACTTCAGCGTCATGTCGCTGACCTGCTGGCGCTGGGCTGCCACGTCGTGGCGCGGGCTACTCATGGTTGCGGACATAGCGCATGTACTCGGCTTCCAGCGGTGAGGGGAAGGGCAGGTCCGACTCGGCCTTGGCGACGAGGTCCGAGTACATCACCGGGTCGATGTCCTTGATGGCCTCGGCTGCCTCCAGATACTTGAACGCCTTGTTGTCGGCATCGAGGCGCTTGCCCTCACGTTCGATGAGCGCATCGAGTAGCGGGTAGCCCATCAGGATGGAGTCGGGCGCTTCCTCCTCTTCCGTGGATACCTCGGTGGATACCTCGGGGATAACGGGTTCGACTGCCTTCAGCCCCGCGCCTCGGCCTCGTGCGGTGAGGTGGATGGTGGTCGGCTCCTTGCTCGCACCCTTCTCGACGAAGTCGACCTTGCCCTCCTTGTGCAGGGAATGGAGGACGTGGACGATGTCATGGTCCGAGTCCGCCCGGCCCAGTACCTTGCGCAGTTCGCTGACGTTGTCGAAGTTGAGCACGTCGAGCGTCCACAGGATGCGCTGCTTCAGCGTGGCGTTGGCCTTCTCGACGTCCTTCGACCGGCGCAGGCCGGGCAGTTCGGCGAGCACGTAGCGGACGGTCCGCTCGGGCAGGTCGATGCGCTCGGCGAGGCTGGCGTAGTCGGCCAGCGGGTCACGTGCGCGCATGGCGACCACGCGTGCCTCCAACTCGGGCGTGACCTTGACGTAGCCGCGTGTCTCGGTGTCGTCTACCGGTGCGAGTTGCGGATGGGCTGCTGTCTGCATGTTCATGTCTTCTCCTTGTGCCTCGGCAAGCGAGGGGTGTCGGTGATGGGGATAGATGCCACGGTGTTCCTCCCACGGGAGTGCTTCGATGGGTCCTCCTTCTGCGCTCTTGTTGTGGGTCCAGTGCTCGGTCCGGTCGGGACCACGGACGTAGGCACCGGACGAGTGGTTGACCTCACGCACGATGTGCGGGTAGCCCATCAGCGCCCAGCCCTCACGGGTCAGGCGGATGAGTACGTGCATGCCTCGGGCGAGGCGATAGGTCACGAGTCCCTTGTCGCACAGGCCAGCCACCACGTACTCGACGAAGGGCTGGATGTTCCACGCCTGCCAGTCAGGCGTGTTCCGCCACAGGGCGGCAGCGAGGGTCACGGATGAAGCGGTCGTGCGCGACTGGCTGAGTACCAGCAGCACGTCCCGCTCGGGACTCGTGAGGTCGTCATCGTGGGTTACCACGGGACGGTGCTTTCATGGACGCTCCCTTGGTGAGGGGGTGCGGCGTGAGCGCTAGGGCTTTCGCCACACCATGACGTTGACGCCCGTGACCCCATCGTTGGAGTACACCTTCTCGGCACGCAGTCGAACGACGATGCTGTCGTCGCGCAACACGGCGGCGTAGGTGAGCGCATCGAAGACGGCACGCACCAACTTGTCGAGGTCAGGGGCAGTGGTCGGGTACATCGGCGCGCCATCACGGACGGTCCGCTCGGTGCGCCTGCTGTTGGCTGGGAGGTAGTGGGTCGCGAGCCGTGGCATGACAAAGCGCAGGTGCATACCGACCGGCTCGTCGGCGACCAGCCAGCCGTAGTCCGCACGCGCTTGGATGGCAGCGGCAGCCACGTCCGCGCGCCACGGTTTGAGCGTGCGCTCGTTGCTGTGCCGCACGGAGAACTTCGCCCGGGCCATCGACCCTTGCGGGACGGGTAGCCCGACGACGAAGAACTCCAACGGCGGGATGCTCATTGCGGCAACAACAGGTCTTCGCGCCACACGATGAGCGACTTGCCATCGGGTGCGGTGCGGATGCGCACCCTCCAGCCCTGCTGCTTGGCCCAGACTCGCAAGTACGAGCCGATGACCTCACGCTGCACGGCGGTCGGCGACTGGCCCTCGGGCACGCTGACGCTGACGGTCCGGTCGGCGACGAGCGCCTCGCGGATGCGTTGCGACGACGGCTTCAGCCGGGCGTGCGTCGTGGGTGATGTCCGCATCCGGTCGGATACGGTCTTGATGGCGACCTCTTCGGTCATGGTGTCTCCTCTCTGGTGAACAGGGCACCTGCCCCGCCGGGGTCTGCCCGGATGGTGTGGCCTCGCGCTCTGGCGAGGACGATGAGGTGGAGCGCCTTGCCCTCACGGGTGTGGCGCATGTCCTTCAGGCGGAACTTGTCGAAGCGGTACGGCTTGCTGTCGGTGTACAGGTCGAGCGATACGGCCACCTCGCTTGCAGTCACAGGCTCAGGGGCCGAGTCGATTGCGACTACGGCCAACAGCACCGGGTCCCGCTCGTCGTGAGCAGGACCCTTGCACTGGTCGATGTCGTGTGGGTTCAATCGTCGGCAGTCACGTACGTCGAGCGCATGCGCTCGTCGCTGACCGTCCACAGGTCAGACCCGGGGTCGTCGTCTGGATGGTTGGTCACCAGCCAGTCACCGGCAGCGCCGGTCATCGGACCTCGGTCGGTGTAGACGATGAACGGCTTGTCCTGCTGGACAGCGAGGATGCGGGCCGTCTTCTTCCACGCCGTGGCGGTCGGGTCCGCCAACAGTGCAGAGCGGTCGCCCTGCTTGTAGACGGCCTGCTCGGGTGCCTTGTCCATGTCTATCCTTTCGCTTCGGGTTCGACGAGGGCGACGATGCCCAGTCGCTCGGCCATACGCGCAGCCTGCCCGACATGGGCATCGTTGCTGCCTTTGCACACGTCGCCGACCGGACGGCCCAGCGACTGGTGGCACACCACGTGGCTGTCGTTTGCTCGCACGGATGCGAGCATGTCGGCCAGCCGCCCTTCATCGAGGTGCATCAGGTTGCCGGGCCGGAAGATGCACGTGCTGCACTGGGTGGCGAGGATGCGGAAGACCCCACGCTGTGGGTCGAAGCAGGACGGGGGTCCCTCGTCCTCCTGCTCCTCCTCGTCCATCACGACTGGTCCTCTTCCAGTCGGTCGATGGTGAGCGTCGGCTCGTACTCGGCGAGCGGGGCTGGTGCTGTCGTCTCTGAGGCGAGGGCGGCGCGGAGGGCGTCCGCTGCTTCACTTCGGGTCAATCCATCGGGTTCTGCCAGACCTCGGGCGACAGCTTCGACCATTCGCAGCGCGTCGTCAGGGACTCGCTCCCCGACCACGAACGGACCCTCGATGGACGATGATGTACCAAACGAAACCTGAACTTGCGTCGGCTCGGGTGCGGTGGTGAGAGCGGCACGGAGAGCGACGGCCCGTTCGCGGAGATACCGCTGTACATCGTGCTTTGGGTTGCCGTCCGCCTCGTCCACGGCGTCCATCCAGAACGCCACGGCATCGAGTACGTCAGGCAGGGTCGGCTGCGACGGCAGGTTCGGGAAGAACATATCCGGCCCGACCAGCAGCGCCGTTCGCAGCGCGTCGTCAGGGATGGAGGGGGCCGGACGGGTCATCATCACGGGCTTGCCGGTGTGCGGGTCGGTCGCGTCCGGCAGTTGCTCGATGGTCAGGGTCGGGGCTGGTGCTGTCGTCTCTGAGGCGAGGGCGGCGAGCAGGTCGTCCAGATACACGACGTTGACCTCGCGGTCGTTGCTGTCTACGAGTGTTCGGTGGTTCTTCATTGCCCACTCTCGCAGCCCACCGGGGTCGGCGGTCGGGGCTGGTGCTGCCGTCTCTGAGGCGAGGGCTTCCAGCCGGTGCAGGACTTCCGACACGGCATCGCCGGGACCGCCTGCCCATCCGATGCTCACGCCATACGCTCGCGTCGTTTCGATGGCGAGTCGCAGCCCACCGGGGTCGGCGGTCCGGGCTGGTGCTGTCGTCTCTGAGGCGAGGGCGGCGAGATGTCCTTCGGTCACGAGTTTGTGAGCCAC